AGTTAAGCTTTTGTTGATAGTGTTAATTGTGTCGCTTACACTTGTGTCAAGGTTAGCTTGTTCCATTTCAAATTGTTCTATTAAGTCGTTCATAGTTGTATAGTTTTAGTTATTACTCCTTAGTTAAATTTTCTCTATTACGTGACTAACTAATCCCTCTAATGCTCTCGCATTCTCTGAGTCAGCTAATCTTATAGCTTTCATTATATCTCCCCTCTGACAAGCCGACATAAAACTTCCCTGTCCACAAGCGATATGTTTGATTGTTTGTAAGTCATTTGACTCGAGCATCATACGTGCTTGACTTGAGCAAGAAATGTTAGAGCTCTTTAGAGCTATTGTCTCGAGTAAATATACTGCCGTTTCGTTAAAGTATTCTCTGGCTACCTCTGTTGTCTTGATTGAATTTTTCATAGTTATAGTTTTTAATTGTTTCGTATGGTACAAATGTAATGTAAAAAACAAATAACTTCCAAATAAAATGTAAAATAATTTCACTTAACAGAGGGAAAAAAAATGAAATTTAGAATGATTCTAAATAATAAACCTGTATTACAAGCTACTAATGGAATACGTGCGATATGCGTGCGTGATGTGCGTGTGTGGTGTGCGTGTATGTGCGTGTGCATACGCAGTCTTAGACTTGAGGAAACATAGCTTAAATTTGATTTCAGTGTGTTAGGTGGATTACGGATTAATTTTGTAAGGGAGTTAGCCCCTTGCTCTACGCATCACACGAAACATAGTCAACCCCAAACTGATCTGGACTAATTCTAAATAACAGAGAGAAAAGACTTCGGGTATGTGGTAGTATGTATGTAATTATTCTGAGGGTAGGTAGAGGGGGATATTATATGTATAAATTTAGATAATAGATAGCAAAAATCGATGTTTCAAATCCTACTTGTATAGATATATCTACCCACCCCCCAAAAAAATATCGGTTTCGGTATCAGTTGCGTACTCGTTACATTATATTATTATCCCAAACCTATACTTATCTCACATTTTTTTTATATATTTGCCCTATGCCAAGAAATTACAAAGACGAATACAATAAGTTTCATAAGAACGATAAGGCTAAAAAAAAGCGTGCTACACTCAATAAAATACGTAGAGATAAAAACATATACGGTAAGGGTGGTAAGGACGTTTCTCATATGGCTGATGGATCCATTATTATGGAAGACCCTTCTAAGAATAGGGGTAATAAGACTAGGACTGCTGGTGATCGTAAAGCTAGGGGTGGAAAAACATTTAAAGCTAAAAAAGGATACAAGCTTAATAAACGTAAAAGGTAATGTGCATAAAAGCTAAGAAAACTAAACAACTAGGGATGAATCCCAGCACCGCATCAAACAGACTAAAAAAACTATTATTATTCAGCTTCGCTAAGAAATTAAAAGTTAACTGGTGTTATCAGTGTGGATCAGAAATAACAAGGGCTAGTAAGATGACTGTAGAGCATAAAACGCCTTGGTTAGATTCAGCAGACCCTGCTGGTAATTTCTTTGACTTAGATAATATAGCTTTTTCACATGCTTCTTGTAATTACGCTGCTGCCAGATCAAAAGAGGGGGCTCCATGTCCGTCAACTACAGCGTATAGAAAAGGTTGTAGATGTGATGGATGTAAGAAGTCCAGAGTTGAATATCGAAAGAATAGATCTAAGGTTAGAAATTAACAAGGCCCCGCCCCCATTTCTATAGACATTCCATCACCCATATCCTCCATAGACATAGGTTCATCCTCCATACCCATAGCTTTTAAAACGTGGCCAGGCATAAAGTCGAATAAATTAATCATAGCTTCATCACCCAATCTACCAGCAAAAGATCCTAAGTGAAACATAACGCTATTACCTTTGTCGATCATTCCTTTTATTAAACTAGGAGTGGCTCCAGATTCTAACGCCTCTATTTCCATCCCTAAGTATTCATCTACTAACATAGCTAGATTAATTAGATCATCAGCTTCTTGATCTCTATGTCCTTGTTTTACCATAGCAGAAAAAGATTCCTTAGCTCCTGGACATATATGAAAGTTTTGAGTTTGATAACCCATGACATCCATCTCTCCATTTTCATCGTGACTAGACATTTCTTTGGAGTGAGAGCTCATAGGCTCTATTATAATCATCATTGTTTCATTCATAACTAAATAGTTTTATTTATTAATCCATTGGTGGACCTTCTGGACCGTCACCAGAACCCGAAGGTGGTGTTCCTCCCCCTGTTGGTGGTGGTGCTGCAGGTGGTTGCATCATTCCCTTTAGTATAGCTAATTCTGTTTTACACTCTTCTAGCTCTTGATTTAGTTTTTCTAACACAGATCTATTTGCTGGATCGTTTGGATCTAGTTCAGCTATTTTATTTTCTAGTGCCATTATTTTAGCTCCTAAATAAATCTCTCCATCCTTAACCTCACCAGTTCTTCTGGTTGGGTCATGAATCTGAGCTATATTAAATCCTCCGCTAACACCAGATCCTCCACCTCCTGGTGAGAAATGGCTAGCAACATTACTAAAACCCCCCTCATTCATGAATTTCATTCTGTTCATATCAAAGTCTTTACTAAACCCACCGTTTCTGTATGTAGGAGTTTGTCCTTCTGACATCATCATTTGTTGATGCTCTATACTTGGACCTCCGAAAAACCCAAATCCAGAACCAAAACCTCCTTCAGTTGTTTGAGTTGTTTCAGCTGCTTCAGCTGTTTCAGATTCTTCTTCCTGTTTTTTCTCTTCCTTTTGTTTTTTCTCTCTATCTGTATCGTCAACCTCATCCTCACCATAATATCTGTCTCTCATTTTTTGAATCGAATCCTTCACAGAAACCCTTTCCTCTTCTTCTCTGTCTTTACCAGAGCCAAATTGATTGTAATTTAAATTTCTAGGACCAACAAAGTCTCTTCTATTTACATCAGTATCTCCATCTGCACCAGAAGTTTGAACTAGATTAGCATTTGCATCGGTATTATTAGCAGCAGGTTGCTGTACACTTATTAAGTCTTTCATTAATCTATCGTGAGCATCAGCACCAAACTCGCTTTTTATAATACCAGCATCTCTCCTTAGGTCACCCTCATTATATGCCTCACCAGTTTTTATATGTGTTCCGTTTTTGACAGATGTTAAAATAGCGTTTATAGATTGTGTCTCCCGTCTTGAAGGACCTTTTGTGCCTGTACCTCCTGTCTCACCACCTGTTGCACCACCTGTTGTATCATCACCTTTAAATACTTCTGTAATGTCATCATCAAAACTACCTACTTCATCCGTGAAAGTTAATGGGCCACCTGTTGGAGTTGGAAGTTCACCAGTCGTTTTGCCTGAAGGAATTAATCCTATTTCTTTTTTAGGTAATGCCTCTGTGCCCTGCATACGAGCATCCTTCCATCCAGACTGATCTACATATTGATTAGCAAGGAATAGTCTATGATCGGCCTCTTGCTCTGGGGTAAGGTAGTCGTTAGTCCAGTTGGAATAAAATTTATCTTCTTTTTTATCATACTTTACAGTACCCTGTCGCATATCACGTGGAAGGTGATCAAATGTTTCAGCAAATACAGGTCTATCACCAAATATCCTTTTGTCTTGTCCATCGGCTAGCATTTGAATAATTTCATTTTTAGTGTTTCCACCAGATCCATCTTCACCCGCACCTTGGCTATATAGATATTGAATATGTTTCCATTCATTACTTGGTTGAGGGGTCCAATATTCGTCATCTAAAGACTCGTCCCCAAAAGAAGCTCTATAGTTTTCCTCAAAATCCATAGGGGCACCAATAAATTTACTCATACCTTTACGTTCCAGATCTCCCACCTTACCTTCTCTTGATTGGAATGATGGATAATATCCATTTTCTGGTTGATATTTATTAAAATGATCTGGATGCATCTTAGCTAAAGCATCTTTTACCAGGGGAGCACTTAATTGTTGATCTAAAAGATCTCCGAATTGACTACCATCAATACCTCTAAATACTTCTTCTATGTTGTGTCCAGAGTCTTTGAAATATGGAGCGAGTATATTGTAATATTCCTCCATGGCTTTAAAGTGGTTTCTACGAATGCTCTTTTGCCTGCCGCCTGCAACCCAATCTTCATAAGCTTTTAACTCACGTTTATAATTCCGATTTTCAGGGTCTATCTTTTTTAAATATTTACTATCATCACCCTTTTTTGTTCCTGTTAAACCTAACTCTTTTAAATGAGCAGCATTATCATTTATACTACCACTTCTAGGGACTGGTCTGTATTTCACCGATTTTAGATCTGCTACAACGTCAGGAGGTAAGCTCAAAATCATCTCAGTTATACTAAAAGGATGTTCGTTAGTAGCTTCACCCTGTGGTAAATCACGTGATCTTTTTTGAGTATAATCAAGCTCTTCATAACCAGTTCCTAACCATCCATCACCCCACTGCTTATCTCTACCAGACGCTGACGAAATTTGTTGTTTATTTCCTGGGGTTCTTCTTTTATCATTTTGATCAAAATCAAAAAATTGACCATAAAATTTTCTTGCCTCGTTATCACTTGACTTCCATAATTTCTTTTTACCACTTGGAAGAGAGAAGTTAAAACCAGGGAAATTTGTGTCCTGATCTATATGTAGTGCGTGAGTTCCTGTAAAACCAGAGCTTTCACCCTCACCTCCGCCAGAACCAGAACTTTTACCAGATCCTTTACCAGATCCTTTACCAGAGCCAGAACTAAAATCTAAACTTATATCACTAACAGTATCAACTATATTGTCCACTACCATTTCTGCCCATTCGCCAACACTTGCAATTCCTTCTTGTGCTTTAGGAGTGTTTCTGTTTAGTTTGTATCTTTTTTTCTTATTCATGTAAGCCATAATTGTATTCTTTTAGTAGCCTGTAAAATTTAGTAACTAATATTTTTCCTTTTTGTGATATCATATATCTTCTAGCTCTATTATGTGCTTTTTCTAGATATATAGTCACATATCCTTTATTTAACAGCTCTGGAAGGTTCCTTGTTATAAAACTATTTGAACATCTATAATGTTTAGCTATAGTTAAACCTGTAAAGTAGTTAGAGTCGTAAATAAAAAATAAAAACTCAATATCACTTACTTTTAGGTTGTACTTATCTCTAAAATCAAACAAAACATTTCTATAATGTTTAAGATAATTCTCCCTATCCAAAGTATTAAATTTAATTAAACTAAAGCAAATATACTAAATATTTCTTATATTTGGAATTAATTACTATATTTGTACGGAACAATTTAAAATAGAATAAAATGGCATTATCAGGAACAAAAGCACAGGAAGCTACTCTAGGACAATACGGATCAATATTCGTTAACGACACAGACCTAGTAACTCCACCTTCTGACAAAATTATATGTGCTATAACATTTATGGCAGATACAACTGTAAATACTTTGACTTGTGAGAATACTGATTCAGGATCTAGAATATATCCAAACACAGCTAACCATGCTCACGCAGCGGGAACAGGAGATGAAGGAACAGGAGGAGAAGATATTTTAGTTGGAACAATATTCCCTAAAGGTCTTACAATATACGGAAGATGGACGACTTTTAAAATGCAGGCTGCTGATGCTGATGGAGGAGTAATATGTTACCTGGCACCAAAACATTAAGATATGGCGTTAGGGTTAGGAGCTTCATTAGTATGTGGTGATTTAGTAGGAGCAGGATCTTCTTCCGCAGCGGTAGTCGTAGAGGATTACATGTGGGAGGCTACTACCTCAACTGGATCTGGATCTACATATAACGCAGTAACACCTATACCAACCCTGTATGACTTTAATGATACTTGGGATTTAGATACAGCTACTGGATTAATAAATGACATGTATGATTATATGCCTGCCGATCCTGATGATGAATTAGAATTAACATATGATGAGGGATATTGGAATGTGGATGCTAGTGGTGATGTTCAACCAATAGATGATACAGTATTCCCGAACCCTTATAATAGTGAAGGTTAAATATAAATAATATATAAAAAAGAAATAATATGGCAACACCAAATATAGTCCCTAGAGCTGACAGGGAGGGAGGTCTAGGAACTTCAGCAAAAGCTTGGGGCAAACTATTTATCGAACAGGGTGCATCAGGAGGGACACCTGCTGCTAGCATTACAAACCTTGATGCAGATGAAGTAGCGTTAGATATAAACGCTTCTAATACAACAGCTAATATTTTAGATATATTCTCTACAACTCTAACAGAGGCGGCTGGACTTCAGGTTTATTATGCGGGAGGTGCAAAAAGTATGGGTAATGGTAGGGGTGTTATTAATTTAGATGTGGTTGACTCTGGAGCAACAAATGAAATTCATAGTTCAACTATAGATTACAATAGAACAACTAACACCACTGGTTCAAAAACAACTAGAGCTAGTTATATTGATATATCAGATACAGCAAGTGGCAATACTGGAACTCTATCTCATACTGGTCAATATATTAATATTTCAACTATTAACAACGGTGGAGCAAACGACAATAGCGATATCACTCAAATGGGTATTGTTAATAAAATTGCCTTAGGTACAGTAGCTAACAATGTAGGTTTATATCAAAATATAGCAGATGGAGGTATGGATGTTAAATTCGTTAGTTCTGCTGATACTGGAGATTACTTTAGTATAGCTACAGGTGCTGCTGGAGCAACAACAATAACTACAGTAGACGATGACGCAACTGCTGCAAACTTAACATTTACCATAGATGGTGCTATAAATTTCAATGCTGCTGCTGGAACTGTATTTAATGAAGATAGTGCAGATGTAGATTTTAGAATAGAGTCTAATGACGAAACACATATGTTCTTCCTTGATGGAGGAAATAACAGAGTAAGTATTGGTAACTCTGCAGATGCTCCAGAAGCAACTCTCGAAGTTTCTAATCATGCTAGTGCGGGAGCTACTGGGGTTCCTTTGATGGCACTTATCAATAGTGATGTTGATCAAATAGCTTTACAAATAAAGACAGAAAACACAACAGCCAATATTATAGATATAGATGCTGAATCTCTAACTACGGGGTCAGCTATTTATATAGATGCAAATGAGTATGAAAATGGTAGTGGTATAATTCATGTTGATTTTGATGATGCTCAAACTACTACTCTAAATAGGGGTAAACAGGGTATAATACATGTTGATTATGTTAAGGATGTAGCTACAGCATCAGGTCAAACTATGAATATTATAGGTATTACTTCTATTATGGACGATAATGCCACCAATGTGGGTACTCACACTATGACAGCGTTTTATGGTTCATGTGACTACGCAAGCACTGGTGGAGCTGTTGAAGGTATAGGAATGGAGCTAGTTGTTACGGATGCAGATGTCAATACAGGTATTAAAATGGAAGTAGAAGATGGGATTAGTAATTACGATCTGAAAATGCTTAGTTCTGCTAACGCAGGTGATTACGCTTACATACAGGTAGGGGCTGAAGGGGCTACTACTATAGGAACGTTTGATGTTGACACAGCAGTAGCACATTTAAAATTCCTTGTTGACGGAGATATTTTGATGGATAGCATTACTGGTATAACCAAATTTTATAAAAACCCTAATGTGGCTGACTTTTTACAATTAACTATAGGTACTAATGGTGATGCTAAGTTTGTAACTACAGATGCTGCTGGAAATGATGCTCACATTGAACTTGAAGCTGATGGTAATATTGTATTAGATGCTGCTGGAAGTATAACTTTTGAACGGGGTGGTAATAGTGCTTCTATGCCTGAATCAAATGGTAAGGTTGTGGTTCAAACAACTGAACTGAAGGTTATGCCTCACCATTTTGTGGGAAATGGAGACTCTGGAAGATCAGTTTTTGTTGCGGATCAACAAACTAATAAATTAGGTATTCACCAATTTGACACATCTGACGAGCTATATGCTCACGTTGAGATACCTTTTGGACATACAGTAACAGAAGTTCATGTCTATTGTAGTGATACTATTACTAACGGTGTAACTGTTGGGGCTTATAATTATCAAACTGGAGCGGATAACGCTGTAACAACAACAACTGGAAATACAAACGCAGATATAGCTTTAAGTAGTAATACTATAGCTGGTGGTGGTACTCAGGATTTATGGATAAAAGTAGAATTAGGAGCTGCAGATAAGTATTTATGGGGAGCAAAAGTAACTCTAGCGGTAACTTAATAATAAATAACAAATAATAATATGGCTTTAGCATCAAAAAAATCAGCAGAGATACATGATAAAACAGGAGGTGATTTAACATCAATGACAAATGCGTATAATGCTGATAAGCATCACAATTTGATAAATTTTCCTAGTGAAGCGGCCTTGTTGCATCAAATAGAATTAATGCAGGAAGATATAGATGAATTAAGAAGATATATAGTGAGTGCTGAATTGTTATTACCAGACACAATGGGGGACTCAATACCCACATCAGATCCAGGGGTAGCGGGTCGAATATGGAATAGTAGTGGAATTTTAAAAGTAAGTAGAGGATAATATGGCAACATTAACAGGACAAAATATAAAAGACACTTATAAGACTTTAGTAAAGACGGAATCTACTGTAGGTTTTAGTGGGGCTACACCTACTAGAATTGAGGATGGTGACGGAAACCAAAGTGCTTTATATCTAGGAAAGACAAGGGCTAATTTAATTGGAAGTTTATCTTTTAATTTGTCTACAACATCCACACCTAGAGCTGACCTACATATAGTATCAACATCAACTCAATCTATATTGATTCAGAATTCTAATGGATACAATAAGTTTTATGTTGGAGATTATTTGGGTGGGTATAATACAAAGATCGGAGATATAGACTCCAGCTCTCCTGGAAACAATACATACTTTTACGTGGAAGATTCTAGCAGTAGAATAGTATCTAAAACAACTTACTTCGGTGTTAATCAAACTGTACCTACATGTACGTTGCATGTTGGATCTAATTCAGGTACAGCTTTATTTTCTTTAGGGACAAGCACAGATGCTTTTAAAATTACTAGCAGTAGTAATACAACATTATTTACTGTAGATACTACTAACGATAAAGTTAGTATTAATGCAGACGTAGAAGTAAAAGGAAACCTTAGAAGAAGTTCTGAAAGATATTATCTGGAAGAGTTCTTTAAGAGATTACCACAAGGAAATGCTGACATTCAAAATTCTGCTGAAGCAACACGAATGATAACTAATCCAGACTTTGAATTAGTGGGAACTAACGCTGTAACTGGTGATGCAACATTTTCTTCTACTAGAGCTGGTATAGTTCTAACAACAAACGGAACCGATGAAGATCAAGTTGTAATAGCTCCACATTTAGATTCCAACCAATCAGCCTGGACAAATATTAAGTTTGGAACTGAAAATCAAGTAGAGTGGGAATGTGCTATCAGCACAAGTGCTACTATAACTGATTATTCTATTTGGGCTGGATTAAAAGCTTCATTGGATCCATTGTACACAACTGACACTGATCAAGCCTTTTTCTTATTTTGCACTGATGATGAGCAGGGTGCTTTAACAACAAATGCTAATTTACATTTTGTTTATTCCACAGATGCATCTGGAGCTGTTGTTGATTATGTTACTGACCTAGGTATAGCGGTAGCAGCTTCTACCATATATAGATTAAGAATAGAGATAGACTCAAATAGACAGGTTTCTGTATTTGTAAATGATGTTCAATATGGTTTAGTTACCTCAGCAACTGCTGGTGGAGCAACGCAGAGTGTTACTACAACAAAATCTTTAGCGTTAAAAGATAATGAAGATCTAATACCTTATATTGGGGTAGAACAAAAAGCAGGGTCTAAAACATCTGATTTAACAGTTCATTACCAAAAAATTAGCAGGATATTATTTGAGTAATGGAATTTAATATAGATCTAAATAATATAAATAAGTTCTTTTACTTTTGTAAAGCTGGCACTGATGGTTTGTTTAATGCTGCTAACGATGTTGTTTGTTATCCTGTAAGTCATTTTATTGGTTTTAGCAATTTAGACAATACTGATGGAACAGCACTAACCATGTGTTTCTCTCCATTACAAGGACCTCTTGAATTAGCAGCTAATGCTTATCCAGCTGATGTTTCAGATAAAATAACTCTTACAATAGAGGCTAATAAAGCTAAAAAGGTTATATCAGAGATCATAGGAGGTATAAACTCACCAATTTTTAGAGATAACGGTATAATTGTTGTTGCTGACAGTATGAATGAAGAATTTATATCATCATATATAACGGCAGTATCTATAACTCTACAAACACCTGCAGCAGCATAATTATAAATATTATCATTTGTATTAATAAAAGTTTTTTACTATATTAGTGGAAATTAAATTTAATACAATATTATGAAAAACACAGAACAACTCATAGAGGAGGTATGCGAATCTATGAAAAATCTTCTTTTAGAGAAGAATCGATCTTATGGCGACTCAGCCACCAACCCATCAAATGTATTTTCAAGTGGATCAGCAATAGACTCAATATGTGCACGTATAGATGATAAGTTAATGCGTATACAAAATAAAGGAATCAATGATAAAACAGAAGATACTGTGTCTGACCTTATAGGGTATTTAATATTATTAAAGGTGGCATTATATAAAGAGAAAAATGATGAATATAATATATTTAAAGAAACTATATCTCAAGGTGGACATGCTAATATAAATGGCAAACCTATAGCAACAATAGAAGACTTAGATATATATTACGAAAATAAAAAATAATATAATTATGGAATCTATAAATCCTATAATCAGAAAAATTACGATAGGAGACTTAAAGCAAGGACTTACATATAAAGTAGGTCAATTAATGAATGCGGGAAATATTGAAATAACAGCCATTATACAAGATGAGGCTGCCTGGTATAAACATCAGCAAGTTGTGTATGATGTATATGTTAAAGCTAGAGGTGATGAATTTTCAAGACCTTGGAAAAGATTTTTTGATCAGCCTACAGCTATAGAATACGATATTCAAGAGAGAGAAAAATACGAAGTTAATTAATATGAAACCAATTAGAGATTATTATTTTGTTAAGGTTGAAAAAACCCATGAAGACACTATTATTATAAATGATAAAGAGCTTTATATGGATACCAGCTTTGAAGATATGAAGCATGCTAGGCAGTATGGTATAGTTGTTGCAGTACCTACAACCCTATCTTTTGGGTTGAAGATGGATATTAAAGAGGGGGATAAAGTATATTGTCACCACTTTTTAGCTAGCGAGGAGAGTAGAGTTAAATATCATGAAGAGGAAAATATATTTCAAATAAGGTGTGACGCTATATATGCTAGGGTTAGAAAGGGTAAGTTAAAGATGTTAAATCACTGGAATTTTGTAGAGCAGAAAAAAGAAGATAAAGATAACTATATGAGTAAATCTGGAATATATTTAAAACCAGAAAGAGAAGATAAGGAATTGCATGGGTACATAAAGTACATGAATAAAGAAATGAAAGAATGGGGTGCAAAGGTTGGTGATGAAGTTGTTTTTTCAGAAAATTCAGAATACGACATGAAGATAGAAGGTGAAAAATTGCTTAGGATGAGAAATATTGATATCTTAGCAAAAATAGAAAGATGATAAATACCCAAGAAATAATAGACATATGTGTATCAAACTCTTATGATTTATTGACAGGTAGAAAGTCTGTAGAAGATATATTAGACTCATCATCTCACCCTTATTTTTTATGGAATGTTGTGGAGGAAGATTTAGATCAAGAAATTTTTGATGGGTTTCTGGATTTTATGATTAATTATTATGAGGAAATGGAACACTATGAAAGATGTGCAGTTTTATTAAATATAAAAGTAAATGAAAGAAGTAAATGTAAGCAAGAAATTAGAAAGACTAATAGAATCTGGGAATAAAGCTTTTGACTTACTATTAGAAGAAGTAAAGAAACCTATAGACCCAGAGTTGCAAGATGATAAAGCCAGAAATGCTATGAAGGCAAAAAAAGAATGCTTCATGGATGCTCAAGATATATTGATGGCTATACATAAGATACAAAATCAAATTAATGAAGGTGTTTCAACTGAACAACAAACTGAATTAGAGGAAAAATCTTTTAAAGCTGGATTCTCAGAAAAGTACGCCAAAAAATAGAGAGTATAATTTATTTTATTATATTTGCATAATTGGCTAAAATTTATTATGGCAGGGTATATAAAAGTAAATGGTTTAAAATTCAAGCTTCCTGTTAAACCCAATAAGAAGGATATATTATTTTCAAATCTGAAGAAGAAGAATCAGAAGTGGAAAAGAACTGATATGCCTGAGGGTCTTAACGAGGACACCGTACCCAAATACTCATGGTTTATAGATCAAGAATTTAAAAGGAGAGATGAAGGTGTTTGGTTTATGAATAATGGGGAACCCACCTATATAACGGGAGAACATTACTATTATTTAAATTGGTGTAAAATGGATATAGGATATCCCGAATATAGAGATAGAGATAGAAGATTCTTTATCTTCTGGGATATATGTAAACAAGATCCAGACTGCTTTGGAATGATTATGGTTAAACATAGAAGAGAGGGTGCCTCATACAAAGGTGCAGCTATGTTACTACATGAAATAACGGCAAGATATAATTCTCATGGTGGTATAACAAGTAAAACTGGTGCTGACGCAAAATCTCTATTTACAGATAAGCTTGTTTATATGTTTAGGAGTTTACCTTTCTTCTTTCAACCAATAATAGATGGTAGTGATAATCCTAAAAGCACTCTTAGTTTTAACACTCCTGGTCAAAAGATAACAAAAAACTACGCTAAGGTAACAAAATCTGAAGCATTGAATAGTAGGATAGATTGGAGAAATACTAGAGAGAACTCATATGACTCCGTTAAACTTATAAGATACTTATGTGATGAGGCTGGAAAATGGACGGAGGCTAGTGTGGAAAAAAACTGGGAAGTTGTTAGATCGTGTTTAACTTTAGGAGATAAAATAATAGGAAGATGTTTTATGCCATCTACTGTAAATGAACTTGAAGTGTCTGGGGGTGAGAATTTTAAAAATATCTGGTATGATAGTGATATAAAAGAGAGAGATGCTAATGGTAGAACTAGATCAGGTATGTATTCTTATTTTACGCCAGCGTATGATGGGTATGAAGGGTTTATAGATGAATACGGATTTTCCGTTATTGACACACCTAGTAAGGAGCAAGCTAAGTTTATAGGTAAAAATATAGGATCTAAAGAATATTTACAAAACATAAGAGATGCTTATAAAGGTAATACGACTAAGTTATCTGAAGAAAAAAGACAAAGGCCATTCTCTATAGATGAAGCGTTTAGAAGTGATTCGAGATACAGTCCTTTTGATGTTGAGAGAATATATCAACAAATGGATTATAATGAAGAGGCTAGGAACTTAATAGTAAAAGGTGATTTTATTTGGAAGAATGGAGAAAAGGATACAACCGTGATGTGGAAACCAGGATCACAAGGTAGATGGAGAGTATCTTGGATACCTCCAGAAGAAAGGAGAAATAAATTTAAAATGGTTTACAATATAAAAGCTCCTGGAAATGACATAGAGATGGTAGCTGGATGTGACCCTTATGATCACGACACAACTACTGATGGTAGGAGATCTGATGCTGCTTGTTATATTTATAAGAAATTTAGCATGATGGATGATTTTTCTAATCAGTTTGTTTGTGAGTATATAGCTAGACCTCCTAAAGCTGAAATGTTTTATGAAGACGTATTAAAAACTTGTGTGTTTTATGGGAGCCCAATATTAATAGAGAATAATAAGATAGGTATAATAAAGTATTTTGAAAGAAGAGGTTATTATAATTATCTAATGGACAGACCAGAATCAACACATACAGAGAGTAGTAGAAAACAAAAAACAAAAGGAATACCATCTACTGGTGTGGCTGTGCTTAATGCTCAAACAGAAGCGGTAGCTAGTTATGTTTATGACTATGTGGGTATGAATAATGATACTCAAGAGATGGGAAAATGTTATTTTAATAGACTTTTAGATGACTGGAGTAGATTTGAACCATCGAACAGAACAAAGTATGACGCTACGGTAGCTTCAAGTTTGGCTCTTTTAGCCGCACAAAAATATGTAATAGAAAAGAAAATTCCAAAAATAAATCTTAACTTTGTAAAAAAATATAGGAATGCAGGATTAATGTCTAAGAAAATATAAATGAAAAAACAATTTGAATTAATAGGAGGGTATCCAACAGTCTTCGCAACAAATGAAGAGAAAGCCACAAAAGAATATGGTCTTCAGTATTTTAAAACCATGTATTCCGATTGGAAGAATAGTACAGAGCTAGCTTATCAAGATAAAAAAAGAGCTTATCAAAAAATGAGGTCTTATGCAGAAGGTACTCAAAGCGTTTCTAAATATAAAGATTTGTTAGATGTTGAGGGAGATTCTTCATACATGAATATAGACTGGACTCCAGTATCTATAATACCAAAATTTGTTGATGTAGTTTGTGGAGACATGACAAACAGGGAGTTTGCTGTAAAAGCTAATGCTATCGACAAACTGTCTTCTGATGAGAGAAAAAAAGCTAAGAGAGAAATGATGGCAGATATGATGAATGCTCCAATTAGACAAAAGATTTCTAAATTAACAGGCTTTGATCATAATAAAAAAGGTTTTATTCCTGAAAGTATGGAAGAGATTGAATTGTTTATGACCTTAAACTATAAGCAAGCACATGAAATATCTATAGAGAAAGGTATAGAGTTTGTTTTTCAACAAAATGATTTTGATGAGATAAAGAAAAAATGCATAAGAGATTTGGTTGTGGTGGGTACAGCGGGATTAAAAACTCACATAGACCCATCTGAAGGGATAAAAATAAGATATGTTGATCCTTTAAACTTAATTACCTCATACTCTCAAACTTCTGACTATAGAAACATTCAACATGCAGGAGAAGTGTACACAGTTACCATAGCTCAATTAAAGCAGATGGCTGGAGAACAATTTACTGATGATGAGTACAATGATATAGCACAAAACCACGCTGCTAAAGATAAAGATGAAGATAGCTTATACGGAAGATCTTTTGGAAATCATTCATCTTATGGAAATGAGCACGATAGATTTTCTGTGCAGATAATGGATTGTGAATTTATATCAACATATGATTTAAGTTATGAGAAAAAAGATAATGCATTTGGAGGATTTTCTGTTAGTAAAAGAAAGAAGGGGTATAAGCCTCCTAAAAAATCTAAATATAAAAGAGAACAGTTAAGTAGCACAGTGAAAGTTGTTTACTGTGGAAAGTATATTGTTGGAACTGATTATATATTTGATTATGGATTAGCTAAGAATATGTCTAGACCTAAATCTAACTTGTCAGAAACAAAATTATCATATGTAATATATAGTCCAAACCTGAACAATATGCGTAATGTGTCTTTAGTTCAGAGAATGATACCTTTTGCTGATCAAATACAATTAGCACATTTAAAAATGCAACAAGTCATAGCTAAAGCTAGACCAAAGGGAGCTGCTTTTGAAATAGGATCTTTAGAAAATGTATCTAAAGGTGATGGAGGAACATTTACACCTCTAGAATTACAGGAGATTTATGATCAAACTGGTAATATATATTATAGACGTGTGGATGATGAAGGTGTAGCTTCTAATACTGTTCCTATACAAGAACTTGAGAATGGTATTGGTAGAGATATGATGCAACTTATACAAATATACCAACATAATCTAGGAATGATTCGTGACGTAACAGGAGTTAACGAAGCTAGAGATGGTGCTAAACCTTCCAGTGAAGCGTTGGTTGGTGTTCAAAAAATACAATTAATGGCTTCTAATAATGCTACTAGAGCTATTGACGATGGGTTTAATAAGATAGTTGAAAACTTATCCAAGTCTATTTGTATGAAACTTCAAGATATAGTTGAGTACGATAAACCTGTAAAAGGCTATATATCTGCACTTGGAAAATCTGTAATGAAAACTATAGAGATTAATAAAAATGTTTCTCTTCATGATTTTGGTATAGGTATTGAAATTGCTCCAGACGAACAAGAAAAAGCTCAATTAGAACAAGCCATACAAATGTCTCTAGCTCAAAAAGAATTAAGAATAGAAGACGCTATAACTATAAGAGATATTAATAATCCTAAATTAGGATCTAAAATGTTAATGTTAAGAAGAAAGAAATATCAAGCGGAGCAAATGCAGATGGCACAGATGCAGTCTCAATCAAACGCACAACAACAACAGCAATCAGCTGCCATGGCCGCACAAATGAAGCAACAGGAATTACAAATGCAAGCTCAAATAGATGCTAAAATGAAGGAGATGGACGCTCAGTTTGATATGCAAAAAATGCAAATGGAATATCAGATGAAGAATCAATTTGAGGAAGCTTCTCATATTAGAAGATTGAAAGAAATACAGGCTGGTAATATTGGAAAAGTTGCAGCTAACAAAGCTCAAGGGGAGTCTAGAGAAAAAACAGTAGAGAAGAGTGCACACTTTCAATCTAAGATGATTGAGCAAAGAAAAGGTAAAGAAGGACCCATAGGGGATCCAGATTTAGAATTAGGAATGTAAAAAAAACTTATGGATAATTTGATTATATCTGTAATTGTTTTATTTTTGCAAAAAGGTTTAATTTAATTTAATATATTATGGCAGATGAAATGGGCGATATAATCGCTGAACAATTAAGTGGTAATGTTGTAGAAGAACAACCTAAAGAGTTACAATCAGAAGTTATAGATTTAACAGGGGGTTCAGAACCACAAACAGAAACCACAACGGAAAGTAAAACTGATGAAACTGTAGAGGCTACACAAGAGGCTCCATCGGAATCACAGGATAATATTGATCGTTCTTTGAATAATGAATCTAGTAATCAACCTAAAAAAGAGGTTGTAGATGCTAACGAAGTTTCTGAAAGAAACAAAAAGGAGTTTTTAAAATTTGTAAACGAACAGTTTAAACAAGAATTTGACTCTATTGATTCTTTTAGTAACGCTTTATCAACTGAGAAAACGTCTTTCGCTAACGAACAGTTAGAAAAGATGAATAATTTTGTCAGTGAGACAGGCAGGAGTATAGTAGACTACATTAAAACACAGGCTGTTGACTATTCTAAAATGTCTAACGAAGATGTTATGAGATTAACTTTAAAACAAGAAAATCCTGAATTAAGTATGGATGAAGTAAATGTTTTAATAGACTCTAAATACAAGTTAGGTAAGGATAAATACGGTGATGCTGAAAAAACTCTTGGTAAAATTGAACTAAAGAAGGATGTTGCTAACGCAAGGAAGAGTCTTATGGAGATGCAGGAAAAATATAGAATGCCTGTTCAAAATAATGATGATTCAGCTGAGAGGGAAACCGCTCAGAAAGATTGGGTTAATAATATGTCATCTGAAGTTGATGAGGTTGAGTCTATAACATTTGATATTAATGACTCTGGAGAACAATTTACTTTTTCCTTAACGGATGGTCATAGAGAAGGTTTAGTGGATGCAAATTCTAACTTAAATAATTTCTTTGATAAATACGTTGAGAATGGTAATTGGAATTTTGATAAGTTAAATACTGATATGTTTGTTTTGAATAATTTTCAAGATATAATAAGAAGTGTGGCTAATCAATATAGGTCTAAGGGAACCGAGCAGGTAGTAAAGGATATTAAAAATCCTTCGTTTAATAACGAACCTAGACAAAACACAGAGAAGAGAAGAGATATTTTAGACGAACTAGATGACCAAATAAATGGAGAAGGATCAATGTGGAATAGATAATAATAATAATTAATAGTTAAAAAATATAAAAAATGGCTACAGTAAGTTTAGGCGGACAAGTTCATATTAAGCCTTCTGCAGTTCAAATTGCTACCAATGAGAACTACGTAAGTAACTTAACTACGAACTCTTTACGTCAAAGAGATGTCTCTGATAAACTTGTTAAGCGTTATGGCGAACAAGGTATTACGGGACTTATGGAACTAATGGGATCAAAAGCTCCTAGTTCTAACACAACATTTGAACACTACGAAGAAGCGTTCAGACACAACAGTGTAAGTGCAACATTTTCAAGTGCATCAGCAGATAATGCTGCGGCAGTAACACTAACAATAGCATCGGATTCATACCAATCAAACTTTGCAGGTGGAACTAATGAGTTTTCTCCAGTAAGACCTGGTGACATATTAAGAGATAAAGATGGTGACATGTGGTATTGTATATCATCAAACTTTCCTAATACTTCTGGTTATACAGTGGTAGTTCACTCTATTGATGGAGCTAACGTTGCTAAAACAGGTACAGGTGATGCTTATGAATTTGCTATCATTGGTAATGCTCATCCAGAAGGAGGATCACAACCAGATGGTTTATCTCCGTTAATTCACGAATACTCTAACAAGTGTATGATCTTAAAAGAATCTTTTGAAGTAACAGGTTCTGAGGCTACAAATGTTGTTTACGTAAAAGTTGACAATGAAAAAATGGGCTCAGGATATGTATGGTACTTAAAAGGTGAATCAGATACTTATAAGAGATTTATGGATTACTCTGAGATTATGATGATGTTAGGTGAAGATATTACTAACTCTACCCTTACGAGTTCTGCATCACCAGTTACTACTGCATTTAAGAGTGGTAATAATGTTGCTGACAACTCAACACTTAGAGGAACTCAAGGTCTTTTACCTTGGATAGAAACAGATGGACAGTCTATGGACTTAGGTTCTGCTTCTATTACAATGGCGGATTTTGATGCTGTTATTAAATCATTAGATAAATATAGAGGTGCTAAAGAATACGCTATGTATTCAGGTATTGATCTATCTTTAGATGTTGATGATTTATTAGCTTCTCAAGGTGCTTATGCTGCGGGTGGTGCTAACTATGGTACTTTCCAAAATAATAAGAACATGGCGTTAAACTTAGGGTTTAATTCTTTCACAAGAGGAGGTTATACATTTCATAAGAAAACTTATGATTTATTTAATCACCCAAGATTATTAGGTGCTACTGGATTTAACTACGGTGGATATGGTGTTTGCATTCCTATGGATATGCGTAAAGATGCTAAATCTGGCGAAAGTATTCCATCGTTGAGAATACGATATAAAGCGGCTAATGGTTATTCGAGAGATATGGAGCACTGGTTAACGGGTTCTGCTATTCTACAAAACAAAACTAACACTACTGACGTGCTACAATCGCACTACAGATGTGAAAGAGGTTTTGAAGGATTTGCGGCTAACCGTTACATGTTGATCAAGAAATCTTAATTATTAACCTTATAAACTTTATATAAAATGGATAAATATTTATATTTCGCAAGTGCTGCTCCTGATGGAACAGCGGGTACCGAAGAGGTAGCTTGTTTTCCTGCTGCACAAATGTCTCACATGGAGATGGCATCAGCGACTTCGATGAGAGTTTACTTTGAATCTAGTCAAGAAAATGATGCTGACTCAGGTATAGATGCAGCTCACGTTGTGCTTACCGTTGCTACTGGTAAACATAAAGAGGCTATGCAAGATATGGTTAAAGCTATAGTAGAACCTTCGATTGCTGGAAGTAATATGTTTGTAAATATTGCAGACAGTGAAACTTCAGCATTTTGCAGTGCACACATTACAGCTTGTGCTTCTATTGCAGTGGTTGACGCATCGTAATAATTGCTAACTGTCTTGAAATGATATACAGGCAGTATAAAGAACATATCTAAGGAGGGGGAGTTTCTCCCCTTCCAAAGGTATTTAATAATAATTTTAATTTAATTTTAGAAATGACAAAGAAAACAACAACAACTACAAAGACTGTAGAGCCAGTGGTTACGAAAACTATTGAGACTCCTATAGCAACAAAAACAAATACCAATGGTATTGCTAACCTTAATCAAGGTAAAAAGAACACAAGAAAACCAACTACATACAGATTATATAAAGAACGTAAAGATAGAAAAACGGGTAAGACAAAATTCCCTATCGTTCATATGTTAAAAGCAGAAGACGTTATTTATGATCCAGAAAAAGGAATAAATAGAAAAATAAGATATATACCTGGTGAGCCTTCTATATTTGAGGATGAACAAAAAGAGGACTCAATGGTTAAATCTCCTATAACGTTTAATAATGGTTTATTAATGGTTGACTACACTAATCCTACTTTAAAGAAGTATTTAGATATGTGTAATGCTAACGCTAGTAATCCTGATAGAATAGCTCAAGGACCTCCCGTATTTAAGAGATTAGATTTTGAAAAAGATGCTAAGGAAAAAATGGCAAAAGAAATTCAATCTATGGACGCTTTAAGAACTGTTTTTGAAATGCCTTTAAATAAATTGTTAGGATATGCACAAGTTTTAGGTGTTAAAATGAACAAGTCTACTGATGAGATTAGATATGATATGAAAGTCTTAGCTGAAAAAGATCCTGTTAAATTTATAGCTGGGTTAGATGATCCTAAAATGGAAATTAAGCAAACTATACTTAGAGGTAAAGATGCTGGTATATTAGATTGGGACACTCAAAAGGTGACTTGGGTTCAAGGAAATCAACGTCCTGTTATAACTCATATACCTTTAGGTGTTAGGCCTATAGACTGTTTGGCGGATATGTGTATGACAGATAAAGGAAGTGGAATTATAGACCAAATTAAAGTAAAAATGGCATCTATGAATTAATCATTAGATTTAATAATACTATTTAAAGGGGGTTGCAGGTTTGTTACCTCCTTTTTTTTTGCTATATTTGTTTAAAATAAATGAGTAATGAGTATAGATGAATTATACAGGTTTGTACAGCTTATAGCGAATAAAGAGCAACGAGGGTTTATAAAACCTTCTGAATTTAACTTATTAGCACAACAGGCTCAATTAGATTTAATACATGATAGGGTTGCTAGATATAAGACTGAAGCTGAGGCTATGAGTAAAGGATCTAAGGTTTTAGTTCAGAATCATTCTGTGCTTGATGATGTTAGGAGTGTGGTTTCTAGAAAAGAACTAGAATATGATGATAGTGGTCTTGGGGTTTGGAAGTACCCTACAGGTGAGTTGGATACGGTAACTAAAAAAGTTAGTGGAGAATACCTTCATTTTTTAAGACTTTATCATGGATCTTCTGTGGGAGCCAGCCCAAGTAATGTTCAGCCTGGAGTAACTCATACAAATGATGACGGTGGAGAACCAAACAAAGAACTTAGAAGGGGTAGAATAGATCTAGTAACACATGATCAACTATCTTATAGGCTTCATAGTGAAGTGCTATATCCAGACTCCAATCACAAGGTGGCTGTAATGTTTGATAAAGGATTTGAGATATACGGATATGATAATGTGGCTAATGAAATAATAGAGCTTAAAGGAGATGATATTGCTAATATATTCCTTGTTTATATAGAAAAACCACCAGCTCCAAATTGGGGGTATCAAATGGTTAATAATCAATATGTATATAATCCATCAAGTGCTAATACTCAAGAGTTAACTCTTCCTAGTAAAACTCATAAAGAAATTGCTCAAAGAATGTTATCCTACATAGGTATATCTCTAAGGGATTCAGAACCAATGAATTATGCGGAAGCTAAAGTTAAAGAGCAGAGTGCTTCAAGTCCATCAGTAGGAAGACCTAGAATAAATCCACCAACAAGAAGAAGATAATGGCAACAACAAGATATAAAATAGCGGAACAGGTACTTAGAATAGTAAATGGTGGATCCCCCACAGAAGATAGCTCTATTGATATAAGAGAGGTGATGCTTTTGGTTGATCAAGAGAGGGATGCTCTTATAAAGTCTGAAATAATGGACTGGTCATACACTAAGTCTACAGCTACTGCTAAGGGTGAATTAGAAATAAATGGAGGGTGGATATCTCAAGCTACAGTTAATGTAGGAACAGATGAAAGTAGGAATGGTGCTCTTGTTGCTCCTTTACATTTTGGTTATGTTTCACTACCTAATGATATGGGTATACAGAAAGTGGAATCTTGTGGTACTAGGTTCACAAGACAGACGAGTGTATATAGAGTAAAGGGAACAATTTTAAAAACAACCTACAAAAGAGACAAAATAGATATAGTATTTAATAGTGGTCCTAAATTTTTAGACAAAAAATATAATGTTTCTTTTGATTTTACTATAGGAACTACATTAATGTCCAACGGATCTACAACACAGGATCAGTACGGTGGAGTTAAGACTCATAAAATAAATTTTAATGTTGACACAACTGGTTATAATTCGTATGAGAATCAACACTTTAATTTTATTAAAGCTTTAGTTAATAGTCCTGGTTTTAAAAAGTTTGTTAAAGATTTTGATATTCATTACGGTGTTACAGAAAATGATCTAAATGACAATAATATTATTGATGCAGCAGCATCAGTGCTTCACGTAATTCAGGTTAGGTTGTCAACAAGTTATGGTTCTGATATTAGTAATTTTACAATTAATGGATCTGGAAAAAATAGTATTTTTGCTGGACCAAATGCTGAGTATGGTGGTGCTAGTATATCGAGCACAATAATTGATGACAATATAGGTTTTGGTTGGGTGATTGAAAAATTAGAGGACAGTGTTAACTCTTCTAGTGGAACGGAAACAGCCTTAGAAAACTCCCATGGAATAGGGTTTATAATCAATGACACTATGTATACTACTGAGTTTGTTTCTCCTAAAGTTCAAGTAACTTATGAGGATGTTATAGATAAGTTTATATTAGAAAATGCTGATAAAATTGCTAAAGAGCAGAATATTATATGTCACAAAAGCCAAGAGGGAGTTGCTATAACGGGTATACTGTATACGATAGCATTTCAAGAAATATTTCCAAGAGGTGGTTTTGATATAGATATGTTAACACCAGGTAATGCTTTTAAAATGGAACTTACGGAATCCAGCGTTGATCCAACACCAGCGGCAGAAGGGTATAATCAAATAATATTTCACAGAATGCCATCAGGTAGTGAGCACAATTCTCTATACGATAAAACAGTTCGTAAAACGGGGAGGCAGCATTACTATATAGAAAATTTTGTGGAGTCTGGAGAATCAACAAATAATATTGGTGGAGCAGCTATATATTTATACAAGAAATATGATTTAGATATATTCACAAATAAGCATGGAAAAACTTTAAGGGTTCACTATATAGGTGCGTCAAACAGAGTGGAAGATCATGTGCTTTACCCTATACCAGCAGATTACGAAAAAATAATAATAAAAAATTTAGTTGAATTACTAACTGTTATGAAAAATGCTAGTGATGATATGGCTAATGATAATATAGATTAATAATGGCACAGTTTATACCAGTTGAAGAAGTAATACAAAACCTTCTCATAGAAGAGGGTAAGTCTAGTGAACATGAATACTTGAGGTATTTTAATATAGCTATGAGTGGTCTTAAGGAGCTTAACTTTGATACAGTGAGACAAATAAAATCCATAGAGCTTACTATAGATCATAAGAATACTGTCAATTTACCAACTGATTATGTTTCATATCTTAAAATAGCTACAACTAATAGTAACGGTGAATTAAACTACTTAGGAGCTAGAGACAGAATAAACCTGGTTCATGGAACAACATCTTCTAATACAGAAGATAAAACTCAACATCCAGTATTTACTGACAACACTCCTGGAGATGGATTATGGGGAAGATATGGTCAGGGCGGTGGAAATAATGCTAATGGCTATTATAGAGAAAATTTTGAAGAAGAAACTATTGAGTTTTCTAGTGTTACAGGAACTGTTACGATAGAATATATTTCTGATGGATCATCTGATCTAGAAGGGGAACAAATAAAGATACATTCTTTAGCTGAAGAAGCTTTAAAAGCGTATATATATTGGAGATCAATATACAGAAAAAGAGCTATTAATATGAATGAAAAAATGGTAGCTAAAAAAGAATACTATAACCAAAAGAGACTTGCTAGAGCTAGAATGCAGTCATTCAATAAGCAGGAGGCTATGCAGACTACAAGAAAAGCTTTTAAGCAGGCTCCTAAATTATAATTAAATGCCTAGTAAACAGTCTAAAAAAATATTTGTTGGCGGGTTAGATAGAGATACTGATCTTAGAGCCTCGAAGAATGGTGATTATCACCACGCTTTGAATATAAGGAATATGTCTTCAGAGGCTAGCACAGAGGGGGTTGTAGAAAACATAAAAGGTAATCTAAAATCTGGCTACACATTTCCTACTCCACCTGCACAAGGTAAAAGGAGAATAACTCTATTTATGCCTTGGTTTAATTATTTTTGGAATTATGGCGGATCTTCATCTGTAGGAGAGGGTACCAGTCAATCTGGTATTTTAGATGGTTTTAATGGTCAACCTGTCTCCCCTCTTGTTGGTTATGTTTCAGACCCTAATACAAGCACTTATGACACTTATGGTGGACCATCCATATTTTTACTAAACTTTGATATAGCTATAGGTTTTTCTTTGTCTGAAATTCAAAATCCTACTAATGTGTTTCAAATAGCATATAATGGAGAAAACCTTACAGATATGTATAATTATTTAACCTTTTGGGTTCAAGTAAACTCTGCTTCCTTATCTGCGTTAGGCTTAACTGTATCTGTTATTAATAATAATAGTCCATACTTTAATAATGAATATTTCTTTGGTGAATCTACACTAGAAAATATTACGAGTCATGAAGACTACACTGCGGGTCAGATTTATGCTTACGCTCTATTGTTTGAGGCACCTTATTCTAATGACGGTTTTTCCGAGGAGGGTCTGTTTTATATAGATTTAAAAGAATCTTCGTCAGCACAGCCTTTATACTCAGGGACAGAAGATGACTTAACTGGAATATTATTTACCGTAAATTCCGATGGAGAAGTTCCTTATTTTGTTAGTCCAGAACAAACTGTTATAAGTGATGGGTATGGTTACGCAGATGAACCTGAGTTACTAAATAATTCTACAGACTGGTCTGTTTCAGAGGAATCTGATGAAGGGGAGTTATATATAACAGAATATTTAAATGAAATAGAATCTGTGGGATGGACAGTGGGAATGTATAATATTACTGAGGGAGCTTCTGCTCAGAATAAAACTTTTATAAAGGCAAACGCTACTATAGTAAATGACATTACAGATGGTGGTGGGGAGATTAACTACAGCACTATAGGTGCATATGAAGATACTAAAAACGATAAGATATATTGGATGGTTGCTAGCGATTCGCAATTTCATTTAATATTAGAATACGATATAAAAACAGACACTATAATAACAGTATTCAGAGATTCTGGAGATAGTGGTACTTGTGTGTTTAATTGGAATAAAGATTTCTTAATAAACGATATAGATAAAGTTGGGGACGTTTTATACTGGACTTCTAGAATGTATGGAGAGCCTTGTTCTATAAATGTTAGAAAATCAAAAAACAGTATACAGGCTATAGAAGTGTATAATGGTCCATATATCTTAGATGAGGAGGGTGGAACGAATGATATAAGTTTAAGAGACCACTACCCATATGACCTGTATAATCCAAACTACCCTTCAGAAGACAAAAGACAATACATAGAAGTTATTAAGAGGCCTCCTGAGTATGCCCCTACGTATGTGTACTCTAGTGACGCTGCAGTAGCTAAAAACCATCTTTTTGGGAATTTATTCCAATTTAGGTATAGATATATGTTCTACGACAATGAAGTAAGTGCATGGTCTCCTATTAGTGATATTGTACCGTCTTCATTTGATAAAGTCAATATATCACAAACCAACATAGCTCCTTTTGTTGATAATTTCTTAACAATATCTGTGAAAAATTCATCTGGTATAGTAAAGAAGATAGAGATAGCTGGTAGAAAATGTAAAGATTTAGGAGTTATAACTAGAGGTAATAGGGGTCCTTACTCCATTGTAGCGACAATAGATAATGATTTTAGTGCTTGGCAATTAAATTCCAATTCAGAACAACAAATAGCTTTTTATAATGATCAAGCATATCCGCCTGTTCAAGCAGGAGAAGGAGAGAGGTTATTTGATGCTGTACCTAGATCAGCACATACACAAACTATTTTAGGAAACAATAGATTAGCATACGGTAATTATACCGAAGGGTTTGATGTTCCAAAAGTTCAATTATCTGTTACTCCTCAATATGGGTTTACTCAATCAGATGCATCTCAACCATACGGTGGCCCTGAGTATGTGGATCCAGTAACTGTAGATTTAAATGGAGTTGCTCAACAGGGAGAGGCAGTGCCTTCTTTTAAAAGTGGAGCCTTTCATAGTTTTGGTATAGCTTATTATGATGAGAAAGGAAGGTGTTCTACGGTATTAACTGATGATACATCTAGATGTTATGTTAGATTTCCTACAGAAAGAACAAATGCAGATATACCAACTGGAGTTACTCAGTTTGATCTTAATGGAGCTGTAACAATGCAGTGGTCTATAAGCCATCGAGCTCCTACTTGGGCTAAATATTATAGATGGTTTTATTCAGGAAATAATACTGTAGATGAGTTTATTCAATTTAGAGTATTGCAAGCATTTAACAATCAGGATCCAGCATCTAATGATAACAGAATATTCTTAAACTTAAGAGGTTTAAAGGGGTCTGATGATTCATATATAACAAATGCTGAGTTAGATCCTAATGCAGTTCCCAACCCTGATATAAGTATATTAGATTATGAATTTACAAAAGGTGACAGGGTAAGGATTATAACTCAGGGGACTCAAGTTGGAGCAACTTTTCCTGGTAATGCAGTATTGACACCTCCAGCTGCTGGAACAGAACAGGCAAATATTTTAAACAATAATGGAACTGTTGCAAACTACATTGACGCTAAAGTTTCAGGTTTTGAATTTTATTCTCATAACAATCCTAATATACCTATACGAACTAACGCAACTCCCGCAACAAATGCTCTTAATGATGACGGGTCTGAGGATGGATGGTATTTAATCATTGATGAGTTAATAGATGCAACTGGAACCCCTATAGCTAACTACAGTGCAGCAAATGTTCAGGCAGGAACTGACTTTTTAGAGCAGGCTATAGTTGAGGTGTATAAGATAAAACCAGATGCAGAGCCAGGAGAATTATTATATTTTGAGTTTAGTGAACTATATGATGTTAATCAACCTAGTCGTACACACTCAGGTACTTTAGCTGACCAAGGAGGTGGTTTCACTTTTGATAGCAACGGAAATGCTACGTCTGCCACTCCAGCAACAGGAGAGTTTTTGTTTGGAGATGTATACTATAAAAGGAGAAACATGCAAATGTTTTCGTTAATTGGTGGTGTAGCCACAAGAGGTTTTCAAGAGTTTTATGTAGAAGATTATTTTTTAAATGACTTTACGGACAGTAATCATATTAGTGTAGGTAGAGCAAATATTTATTCAGCTTTCTACAAACAACAAAATAAAGAAGCTTCTGTAACTTACTCTGATGTTTACCAGCCAGCCACTAGCTTTAATGGTTTAAGCACATTTGATTACAATGTAGGAAATTGGGAAGACTATAGTAGAATATATGGAACTATACAAAAATTACATTATAGAGAAACGGATATAGTAATGATACAGGAGGACACTACCTATAAAATACCTATTCAAAGAGATATATTACTTAGTGCTGACGGTAAAGGTACGTTAAGTGCGTCAAATAAAGTATTAAACCCTGTGATTCCTTTTGCAGGTAATTATGGTATAAGTAGAAATCCTGAGTCATTTGTTGCTAATGGAAACGTGCTGTATTGGACTGATATAAGAAGAGGGGCTGTTTTAAGGTTATCTGGGGATGGCATAACTCCTATATCTGATGCTAAGATGCATGATTACTTTAGAGATAAGGAAGAAGAATATAGAGCTTATGATCCTCAATTTAGATGGGATGAGTATTATGGAGAAATAGTAGGACCAATTAAAGCTGGTTATCATAAGAAATTTAAAATAAAGGGAGGTTTTAACCCTAAACATGAAGAATATGTAGTTCAAATGGATCCTATACCTTTACCAGATTTACACTGGGGTGAGATTGGCACAACATATAATACTGCAGAAGAATGGAACTCAGCGGGGTGGTATGAGTATGAAATTTATGGACAGGATGGTTCTCCAAACAAAAATCTAATTGAAGGCTCTGTGGCTGCATGGAGAGATAAGCAAAAGAGGTGGACAAGTTTCTATTCTCATATTGCTGAGTATTACTGTAAAATAAACAGATTGTTTGTTTCTTGGGATGAAGGGTTTTTGTATTTACATGATGTAGATGATGAGAATTATAACACTTTTTATGGCACAACTTACAATACAGAGTTATCTTTCTCTATCAACGAAGGTCCATCTACAGTTAAAGGATTCAAAACTATTACTCTAGAAGCTAATCAGGCAGTTGAATTAGACTCAGAAGGAGTAGAAGAGGAAGAGGAAACGTCTTATGATATCAATCTAGTAACTGATATGACAGAAACCTTTATTGATAGACATAACTTTGATCAAAGAGAAAATAAACAGTATACACAAATACCTTTTGTGACTGGAAATAGTACAGGGTCAGAGATTATAGGTTTAGGTCTTGGAACTGGAATTAACAATGATGACTCTGGTCTTGGTGTGATAGCTGGATCTAGCACAAACTTTGGAGCTGCCAATATAATTTTGGGGACATCTACAGACGTAACCAATTCTGATTACGGAGATCAATTATATTATAATAACGGAACAGAAGATGTTTTAGTAGGTACTATATCTGAGATAAATAGTAATAATGTACTAACTCTTTCTTCTGCTGTAGAGACTTTTAATAATCAGTTTTTGTTTATAAAAAGAAATGGTTTTGCTGAAGGAGATAGAATGAAAGGTAGGTATATGGAAGTAAAACTAAGGAAAAGGTCTAAAAGATTATTGGAAATATTTAGTGGAAGTTCTACAATATTTAATAGTGAGTTAAGTGACGACTAACTTGTACAAGTGAAAAATAATAAATATATTTGTAAAAATGAATAAAAAATATACATATAAGCCTACATCTTCCGTAAAATACGGAAAAGGAGGGAAAAATAAGAAAAAATCTTACAGAGATAATTACAGTAAAAAAATAGACGGTAATCATTTTCAAGACTATGGCTTTCTATCTCCTCTTGTTTCTCCTATCGTTGAGCTATTTGGTATAAGTAGTATGAATGAGTTTTTGGGCTATGATGACTTAGTAAATGATCCTGATTTTGAAAGTATATATCAGATGGGTGTAGATCAACAAGCAGATGCTGCAGGTACAGGTACAGATATGGCAACTGGCATAGCAGCTGGCACATATGGTCTTGATGCAGAGGGTGAACTTGATTTACAATCTGTAGGCACACTTCAAGATCAAATTGATAATATAGGTATAGCTAGACCTAAGAAAACTTCTACTGAATTTACGGAAGGTATAAAAGATACTATAAGTCAACAGACAACAGGTGTTTTAGGTGAGATAGGAAAGACGGGTAAGATGACAGGAATACGAGATGTTATGCAATCTGCTGATCAAGCATTTATAGGAGCTCAAGAGAAAGCTGCTGGAATGGATGAGAGATACCAACAACAGCTAACAGACATAGAAAAATTTGAAACTGGTCAAGTATCTCAATTAGTTGGTCAACAGGCTCAACAGCAGTTTGGTGCAGAGTCATCATTATTTGATTTAGCTGGAGATTTAGCTGCTCAGTCAGCACAGGCAGGTGGTGATTTATCAGCGTCAGCATTAGCAGGTATAGTGGAGCTTCAAGGTCAAAACGTAGCTGCTTGGGGAGATCTTATTTCTGGAGGTTTGGAGGCTATTCTTGCTGCAATTAATCCATTTGATTTTGATAGTGATAAGAAATTAAAGAAGAATATTGAAAAGGTGGGAGAAACTGAATCAGGCGTTCCTGTTAGTGATTTTGAATACAAAAAAGATAAAGACGCTCCAGAGGGTCCTGGTAGATATAGAGGTGTTATAGCACAAGATCTTATGGGGACAGAGCATGAGGGGGCTGTATCGAAAAAAGATAAAGGAACTTTAAGTGTTGATTATGGTCAGTTAGATGTACAGCTTCAAAAAATAGAGGAAGAGGGTAAGAGAATGAAAGCTGAAAATGGAGCTAAAATGCAGGAGTATGAGGAAGGAGCAAAGCAAGATATGATGCCAGCGGAAGAGGCTGATGTAACTCCAGGAAAGTTTTCTCACAAAGAAAATCCTATTGATATAGTTCAAGATGGAGAAAAGATAGGAGAAATGACTGGTGGTGAGGCTATTATGCCTGTTAAAGACGTAAAAATATTTGAAGAATTATTAGCTGAAGGAGATAAAGATGGTGTGTTTGATAAGCTAGAACAATTATTTAATAAATGGGATCGTAAAGCTGAAATGCATAAAGAGAAGGATTTAGACCAAAGAGAGGCTATGGCTATGGGTGGAGCTAAAATGCGTTACCAACCTAAATCAACAATAAATTATAGATAATTATGGCTGGAGGATTTACTAGCGGTTTTGACCCTCAGATATTTGATTTTGCTGGTCACAGACTAAAAAAAGAAGAACTTAGACATAGAAAGAGACAGTCTGAAAAGAAGAAAGCTGAGGATAAGATGAAGCAGTCTGCTGTTAATCCGTCTAAGATAGATCCTAAGTTTCCTGAAAAATTCATGCCTGGTCAGGAAGAATTACTAAGACAATTAGATTCTTATGCCGCTCTACATGCTAATTCATTAAATCCAAAAAACACTGCTGACGATGATATAGAAGGACAATTTGATCCTAATATATATTCTATATACAGAAATATGGAGCGTCAAGTGATGTTATTTTCAGAGCATACCGCAGGGTATGTAACAGATTATAAAAATCATCATGATCAGGTGTATCAAGTAGATGAGTTTGGTAATAACACTTATAATCTAGATATGGTAGAACAGGAGCCTGTGCATTTAACCAAAGAAGATGTAGAAGGTAAAATGGGAAAAGGTGAGAGTATGGATGATTACAGCTGGATGTGGAACTCTGAAGGAACAGTTCATGATGATGGAGTAGGGCAACAAACAGCATTAAAAAATGAAAACGGAGAATATCAATATGAGGTAGGCCCTAATGGAGAGCAGTATTTATTAGGTCAGGATGGGAATAGGTTAACAGCTTACGAACTAGACGGAAATAATGAGGTGGTTCAATCAAAGTCTGGAATATACAAATTTGAGTCTATCTACAATCAAGAATATAATACTGACTTAATTAAGTTTAATGAAAAAGGAAATATAGTATATGGAGAAGAGGGTAGCGAAACTGCTTTCTATGATTATTGGAGCAGGGACTTTACTAAACTAGACAAAAAACAATATTCTACAAATGGATTATATGAAATATCTCAAGGATTAAAATTTGAAGGAGCGTACGATGAGGCTGTTGGAGGTACAAATTCTTATTTAACTCCTGAAGCTATGAATGGTTTATGGTTTCAAGCTACTCAGGCCTACCAATGGAATAGTGATTTAAATGAAGGTAAAGGTGATTGGTCAAATGATTACGGTACTATAGCTTCTATGCAGGTTGCAGATATGATACTAAAAGAACAAGGAAATAATCAACCTAGTGTAGGAGCTAAAAATGATATTGTTAGAAAAATTCAATTAGGAAATTCAAAAGGTAAAGAAGAAGAATTATTAGGAGAATTGCCAGAATCTTTAAAGGGTTCTAGTAAATACGCTCCAGGTAAAAAAATAGAGACTTATCAAGATTACATGACTGAGATGATTCTAGAACAGTGGAAAGCTAGACATACTAGCGTGAAGATTAATAATCCAACTGTTACAGGAGTAGAGAATAAAGATATTTTATTTGACTGGGATAACGCTGGTGTTCAACAAACTCAGATGTCAATCGGTCAAGAGGGTATGTCTGTTAATAATGATATGGGTTATGTTACTCAATTAGATAAAGATGTTAATCTTGATAGACCTTGGAGACCTACTGATATAAGTGATATAACTGATCATAATGATGTTGGATTCCAGGCTTTTGATCCTTCTTTAACTAAAATATTACAAAAAGGTGGAGCTCAGGGTGATGTTATAACAGGAACAACAGGATTTAGGGCGATAGATAAAAGAACGGGACAGTTAATGCATAACGCAACTTTTGATAAATCTAGCGGGTCATACGTATTTACAGATGCTGAAGCAGCAGAAAATGCTATAATAGTATTTGGTTTTGATGGATACTGGAAAGCTAAAGACCCTGACGATATTAGAAAGTTATATACTGGAGATAATGAAGGCATAATAGAAGGTTGGGAAAGTATAACTATAGATGAAATATTGTCTAATGATAAAGGTATACCAGGATTCTTCCCTATAAATAGTTCAACTTTAAGTGTTAGAGAATTAAAAGCTTATCAAAAAGGTATTGATAAAATGAAAGATATTAAGAAAGTTATAATAAAGGATGGTAAGAAAGAGGAGATAGCTATGAATGGTGAAGTAATAGGTGATGAATGGGGATTTCCTGGAGCTAATACAATGACAGCATAAAATTAAAATTAATTAAATATGGCAGTAGTATATCAAAAAGATAAAAACGCTATTAGATTCGTTGCAGATTTCTACAAGAAGTTTAAGCCTAATCATAAGCTTACTCAGGTTGAGATTGACTCGATCTTTGCCCAGTACGATGGTGATTATGAAACCATGGTTAAAGACATTTACGGTGCACTAACAGAATACACACCTAGTGATAGTGACATAACAAGTGTAATTAACCGTTACGCTTTAAAAAAAAAAGATTCGGCAAATGGTTTATTAGAATCGGCAACTGGAGAATCGGAGCAATTAGAAATAGACGAAAATAAAGAGGGTTTTACAGCTGAAGATGGAGCCTTTGTAACTGATCTTAATTTAAGTACAGACGAAGAAATACATAAAGGTTTAGAGGGTGCGAAAGCAGGCACTTCAGCAACTCTCAATTATAAAACTAAAGAGCCTAGAGTTTTAGAGGGTAGACAAGATTATCCTATACATGTTTATGCAGATGGCGGTTATCAGGGTGTATTGAAGCCTGGGGGTAAAATGAAAACCTCTCCAGCATCTAAAATAGTAGAAATTCCAACTGACAAATACTTTAAAGCACAAGATGGAGCCATAGTTCCTAATGAAGAAAATAATCAAGATGTGAGCATCGAGAATGAAGAAGATGTTTGGAATTATGATTATATACTAAAAACTTTCACTAAAAACGGATCTCCTGTAGATGCCTCACAAGTTCCTATTAATATTATGGGGGATCTAAAGATAGATATACAAAATCAACATGATCTTCAAAAAAGAGAAAAATCAAGAAATGATGCTGAGATTCAAGCAGGGTTAAAAAATGTAGAGTTTAACCAAAACTTTGAACAATTCTACGGACAAGAAGGTGACTTAAATTTCTACAAGGCAGCACAGCTATACGCTGAAAACCCTGAAAATTTTAATCTCCTATTAGAGAGTACAGAGGAGGGTCAATTTGTAGATTATGAGGGTATGCAAATACCTTTAACAACATCTATATCTGAAAGTGGGAAAGATTTAATATCCGCTGCTAATCCTGACACCAATACATTTTTCCATGAAGTGCCCGTAGGTGGAGGTTCTAATGAAGAAATTTTATCAGAATACGGAATAGAGTCAGGTCTTGTTACGGGGGATGAAAATCAATCATTTCAATCTGTAGATGATGACGGTTTAACTCAGTATGAGACTATTTTAAACATGGATAATCATATGGCTAGCTTATTAAATCAAAGGAGCGAACTTGTTGGTGGTAAACATGTATATAAAGAGGATAAGAAATCAAAGTTTTTAAGGCCAAAAGCTCTGTATGAAGAGGGTGTAGACCAAACAACGACACTTGGAAATATAAATTACAACACGCTTAGTGAGGATCAGAGATTTCAATATGAAAAATTAACAGAACAGATAAATAATGTTAAAGGAGCTAAAGCTAAATTAAATGTACAATTATTAACATCTTCCAATAAACACGGTGTAAATGACGTAAAAACAGCTTATGGTGGATTAAAGACTCATGAGGATAGAGTATCTTTTTTTAATAGTAGTAGTGATCAAATAAACGATAAGGTAGATAGGTCTGAAAGTTATCAAATGAACTTAGTTGTAAGTGAGTTAAAAAATGAAATACAACAAGATTTAAGTGATGAATTTTCTGTTGACACAGAAGCTAAAGATCTTTTACAAAAATATCAAACCAATAAAGGGATAAAATTCAAAGGCCCTGAAGAAATGCTTGGAGATAAGGTTTTTATGAATCTTTATAGTGACTTTCAGAAGAGTAGACTTAACAAGATTAATATGACTATTGCTGATATAGATTGGCAAAATGAAGAAACTTTTAAAACTCAAGTTAAGCTAAACGCTTCCTTAAAAAATATAAACAAACAACTTGAAAGGTTAGAGTTACAAAAGGAGAATGAGAAAATAGATGAGGATGAATATATTGAACAATCAACTAAATTAAATCAGCAAATATCTATTCTTAGAGAAAAAATGGAGGAGAATAGGGGAAAAAGAGGTTACGAGAGAGGTACGGAAATGTTTACAGAAACGGGAGAGAGGATAGAAGGACCTGTAGCTACAGAAGAAGATAAAATTATTCAACAGCAAATAACAAATAAAGAGGCAGAATTTATGCAAGCTTTAAGTCAGGCTGAGGATTATGGTGCGTTTGTTGATAAATTAATGAGAGCTCAAGATGGTTTATACTCTACTGAGTTAATGAATCAGGATATATGGAAGAATGAAAAAATGACTCTTCCTAGTGGTAAAGAGATGACTCTAGAGGAGATGTATAGTTTTATACAGGCTCAATCTGGTGATACAGGTGCTCTTTGGAGTCTAGGTATTGGTGGTGGAGCAAAGGAGTTGAGAGAGCAATTTGACAGCGAAGCTGAAAGAAATACTGGTGTTATTGGTTTAAGGCAACAGCTAAGAACTATAGATAAGTCAATCCCTATGATGATAGCTAAAAACTTTGGAGAGGGATCTAAGGAAGATGCTGTATTTATGATTGAGATGTTGAAAAATTTTAAAGGTAGGTATTATGAGAATCAAACTCAGTTAGTAGCTATGTCTAATGTATTAACATTCAATGTTGATCCAGGAAAAGAATGGGGGGAGAAAACTGGAGCAGGATTATTTTTAAGACAAATGTCAGAGAGTTTTGGTCACGCTGTACATAAAAGGCATGTTCATAGCGAGGATGATATGATTAATTACTATGATGATATAGCTAATGCCTACGGAATAGAGTTAACAGACCAACAAAAGGTAGCTGGAGAAATAAGTTTAAATGACATGGTGGCTCAAGGTGTGGGTACTACAGTTCCTATTATGATTGAAATGATTGCTACTATGCCTTTAGCTGGTGCTGGGTTAAAAACTCTTACCAAAGTGCCTTTGATTAAGAATGCTATGGTTGCTGCTAAAACTACAGATGTAGGTAAATTTTGGTGGAATTTTAGTGAGAATGTAGTTAGAGGTGCTGTAGCTTTTGAGATGACATCAGGTGATCAGGCTACATGGAGAATGGGTGCTGCTGAGGGAGCTACAGAGCAAGTGATGAACTCTTTATTTAAAAGAACTCCTGTAACTAGATCTCTATTAACATTATATAGAAGTTTTGGAAAACCAGGTGTTAAAGTTGCTACCCTGCCTCCAAGAATCCTTGCGGGTGGTGGTGCTGAGCTTTTAGCGGAGTATTCAGGTGAGTTTGTTGAGAACTTAACTAATATGGGTTTTAACTGGGAAGAAGCTTTAATGGCTACTGTTGGTCAATCAAGAGACGAAAGGATAAATAAGTTAATGACTACAGCTATTATTTGTGTAGGTTTATCTACAGCTTTTACAACTTTAACAGCTAATAGCATAGAACAGAATTTTCAAGACATGCTAGATGGTGGTCAGTTAGGTCCTGAAGACACTAAATTAGTTCAAGACTTCTTAGGTGTTATGGATGAATATAAAAAATCACCACAAGGAGAACAATTAACATTATGGGGAGATGATGATTTTGACACTATGGTTGGAGAGACTCCAGATCACTTAAGTGGAGTAAATGGAGATGACGAAGGAGATACTCCTGGAGGTCCTACTATTCCTTTAGGGGAAGGTCCAGGTGGTTTACCTACTATTAAAGATGAGCGTGATGAAGATATTGGTATGCCAGCTTCTGGCGGTAGACAATTAACTCTTTTTGAAGACGAGTCAGTAAGGAGTTCTGCAGGAAATACAAGTTCGGTTAATCCTGGAAATAGATTATTTAATGACCCAAACCCAGAAACTTCACAAATAGCAAAAAATTATATAAATACTAATTCTCCTCAGATTGGAGTTCAACATTCAGATGCTACTCCAGTAACTGATATTAACGAAGAAAACTCTAAAAATATAGCTGATGCATATGAGGCTATGGAAAATAACCCTAACGATCCTAAAGTTCAGAAAGCTTACACAGCTCTAGCTAATGAAACACAAATGCAATATCAAGAATTAATAAATGCTGGCTATACCATTGAAGTTTACAACGGTAAAGGAGAGCCTTATGCTAATAGTGACGAAATGATAAAAGATGTTAGGGATAATAAGCATTTGTATATATTTGGAACAGAAACTGGTTTTGGTCAAGGTCAGATTACAGATCAAATGAGAGCAGAAAACCCCTTGCTTCAACCTACAGAATTTCAAGATGTTAACGGTAATCCATTACTTGTTAATGATTTATTTAGAGCTGTTCATGATTTTTTTGGTCATACAGAGCTAGGTAATGGGTTTGGAATCAAAGGGGAGGAAAATGCTTGGCTTAATCACTCTAGAATGTTTAGTCATGACGCTAGAAGAGCTATGACAACAGAGACTAGAGGTCAAAACTCATGGGTTAATTTTAATCAAAAGTTAAGAAGAGAAGATGGGAGTATGCCTAAGAAGGGAGATCCTGATTATGTAAGACCTCAAGATAGACCTTTTGCAGACCAGAAAATAGGATTACTTCCTGATGAGTTTGTATTCCAACAACCATCAACGCCAAGTGTTACAGCTGACCCAGCGGTAGAAGTTACTCAAGATACTCCATTTAAGTATAATAGATCTAAAAAGGTATACGAGGGAACTGTTAATAACAAACCATTTGTAATAGCTAAAAGATATGGTAAACAAGAATGGATAGAAGCTTTGTCTGGAGAAGTGTTAGGAAGAACTAAAAAAGAAGCTATAAAAACTTTAAAGTTAGCTATGGAAGGTCCTGTGGCTATGGATCTAATGGAGTCTACTGATCAAATAACAGAAGAGTTAGCTGGCATAATAGATTTAATAAATGCTTCTACAAATGCTCATGATTCTGATGTTGATCCGAATACAAAATCTCCAGAAAATATAGAAAGTCTTGTAGATAGAACAATTAGAGGTATTGACTCAGAATTAGATAGAATAAATCGAAATAGAGGTAAGAACCTGTATATGGACGTAACTATGGGGTTAGGACCAGTGGCGTGGGAAGCCTTCTTAAAAGCTTTAAAAACAGGCTTAAAAGCGGGACAGAGTGTTTCCGTTGCTTTCAATAAAGCTGTAGAGTCTATAAAAGGATTAGATGAATTTAAGGAAGAAAGTATAGAATCTCTTAAGAAAAGGTTCTTATTTAATAATGATGGTGTTGTTAAGTTTGCTGAGGAAGCTATAATTAATAAAGTTACTGCACCTAAATTTCTTGAGGCTTTACAAGAGAAATATCCAGATCAGTATAACGAGATAGAAGCTAAAGAGATATATAAAATAGCTAAGTTAAGAGTTAATCCTAAAGTTGTTAGAAGTAATTATACTAGAAGTGAACTTAAACAAATAGATAACTTACAAAACAAAATAGATCAGCATAATAATGTTGACATGAAAAATGATCGTAGCTTATCAGATCCTATGCAAATATTATTTGACGGAGGATTTGTAGTATTAAAGAATGGTAAACCTGTAATAAAAACTCTTCCTTTTAATTTTAATGGAGCTCCTATATTCCAAGGATTAAATGAGCAACAAAAAATAGAATTAGCTTCAGATTTACTTATACAGGATTTTAATACAAACAGCTCTAAAATAGATTTAGAAAGAGCTACAGGTTGGTATAGTAAAACAAAAAACTTAATACAACAGAAGTTTGGTGGAAATGCACCAATATTCTTCGAGCTACTAGGCGTTACATCTCCACAAGCACCACCTCAAGTTAACTTTAGAAAATCTACTGAAGTTTTAAGATCTTATTCAGAGGGTAAGTTTGATGAATCTTTAGAGATATACGATAATAAAGTTAAAGCTATAATGGCTCAATATGATCAAGGTGTTTTTGGTGTGGGTAAAAAGGCTGTAATAAAAGCTAAAGAACTTATAAAGCAAGCCTCTTCTGATCAAGATGTTGTGGCCGCTATAAAAAAGAAAAACGGAAAGTCATTCGGTCTTCCAGTAGTTACCTCAGGTATTGTTAGAGTTTTATATGGTAATTGGCTATCTAATAATCCAGCTAATAAAACAGGACAGTTTTACAATAACTTGTCTTTAAGAGATAGAAGTGCTACTATTGATGTTTGGGCTGCTAGGAATATGAGAAGAATAGTATATTCTCAAGGAGGTTTTGTACCATTTAGAAGAAGACAATCTCAAGAAACAACAGTAGGTAATAAAGATTTTTCTTTTGCACAAAGTGTATATGCTGTAGCTGCTAAGAAGCTAAACTTAAACCCTGACGACCTACAAGCTGCTATGTGGTTTATAGAAAAACAAATATATGACGAATCTGGATTTAGTGGAACTGATAGAACTGGAGCAGCTAAAGATCAAGCAACCATGGAAAACGCTGTAAATTCTGCTAAGATAACAGATAGAGTTATGGTGGGTGCTAGCACCTTTATAGGTAATACAAGTCCAGAACAGAAAAACAGAATATATAGTGCTACAGCTAGAGCTATACAAAAAGCTTTAGAAAGAAATGCTACTGACGAAGAGATTGCCGCTGTGATAGCAGAGACTATGCAGGGTTCTGTAAGAATGGATCAAGCACTTCAAAACTTAGACGCTGTAGTTTCTTTATTAGGTGCTATGGGTAGACCATATCAGTCGGAAGGTATATATATGAATCAAACAGAAGATACTATAAATTTAGAAATGTTAGTTGATGCTGGAACAGATTTATCTCCTTTATTTGATGAGCTATTAAATACAGCTATTAACAATGAGCAAGAGTCTGTGTTTGCATCTAAAGTGACAACAAAACAAGATCCTAACGCTAGACCTTTTAGGAGAATAGAGTTTGACTCTCCCATGACACTTACTGATGCTAGAATGTTTGCTAATGAGCATTTTGGGCCTAATGGTGTAGAGGGATTAACTCTTAATTACAATCAAGAAGGTGAGGTTACGGGTATGTCAATGCAATTTGTTCCTGAATATTTAATGGAACCTATGGGTGAGGGTTTAACGATGGAAAATATAAAAGAATATGAGTCAAGATGGGAGGATGGTGCAAATAAAGCTATAAGAGAAATACAAGAAAAATACGGTGAAGATATTTTTAATACCGTAGAAAATGGATATATTAACACAAAAGTTTTTACAAATGGGGAATACGAAACAACTACAAGACAAGAAAAGTCGTTTGAAACAGACATCAATAGAGAGCTTGCCAGAAGGCAAAGAGCTATTAATAGCGGGGACAACGCCCAGGACATCTCTGATCTCAGAACAGGAGATGAATATTCTAGCGGAAGCGTTCAGCGTTTTCAAATCTTAACAGATTTTGCAGACAAATTAGATCAGATATATAAAGATTTAGGTGGTAATGCTTATGCAGATCCATTTATGTCAATTCCTATTATTAGAGCCGCCCTCAAAACAGCTTCTATTACCCTTAGAGCCACTTCTAGTGTAGCTAAAGCTGTAGATGCAGCTATAGATTACTTAAATAGAGCTCAAGCTGATGGGGATAAATTTATTCCTAATCAAGAAGCTGAGATAAGAGAATTATTCAAAAATTTCCTATCAACACAAGAAGGGTTGTTTAACCCTAAAGATCCTGGAATGTCTGGAGAAACTGAACTGACAGAAGAAGAAGCATCTCAACTTGAAGAGCAAGAGGCTCGTTTACAGGAAATGAGAGAAAGACGAGTTCTTGAGATGATTGACGCTTTAAATTCTGATATAGACCTTAAAGATTGGACGGATGCAGACTACTCAGAAACTTTAGAAGAGTTACAGAAAGATCAAGATGCAGCATTCTCTAGGGGTAAAGATAATTTCTTTGGAAGGTTAGCGGATTTTAGAAGGTCTTTAGACAATATGTTTGTTAAATTAAAAGAGCAAACAGTAGATACTAAATTTAGAATAAAAAGATCTATTAGAAATATAGGTAAAGATTTAAATCTTAGTGAGACAGCTTCTAATGCACTCGCATCTATAACTCTATGGTTAACGGTTCCAGGTACAGCTAAAGAACTTATAGATCAAGCTAATAAAAAAATATGGGGAGCTTTATCTTCTGCTCAAATAAAACTGGTAGGTCAACTATCTACACTTGAAAGAATAATAGAGCTTGATAATTTATCTGACGCTCAAAAATCAGCAGCTGATGCTATTGTTAAGAACTTAAATATTTTATCTAAAAAACTTGGTAAAGCTAAAACAAAAGAGGAAAAAGCCGCTATAAAAGAACAAATAAAACAATCTGAAGCTCAAATAGATAACATATATAAAGATAACTCCAGTGTTAGTGTCAAGAAAAACGAGGATGGCTCAGGTTATTATTTAGAATATGTAACGAAAGATAAGAGTGGAAAAGATCTTTTTATTAAAATGAAACCTGGTATAGCCTCAATAACTAATCCAACTACTAAGAGTAAGGTTTGGCCTTGGAGGATGAAGCATCCAGAGGTTAAAAATCCTAAAGGAGAAGGTTATGTCATGATGAATAAAGAGATTGCTGAAGGTATGATTAACAGCATGAAGTTGAAGGAAGGTGATGGGTTTAAAGTTATTAGAGAGACTACAGATAAATTATTTGAAGAATATCGTAATGAGTTAAAAAGAAATTTTGAAGCGGGGTTAATAGATGAGGCAACTTATAATGAACTTAAAGATCTTAAATATAACCCTAGAAAGTTTGTTGATCACGTAATATTTACGGAGAGAAACTTGAATGAACAGAGGAAATCAGGTCGTGCTAATAAGGGTGATCATTTAGAGTCTCCTTTACAAATGTTAAAACAGGGTAGTGATCAGGTTCTTTTTATGGATCCAGTTAAGTTATTACAAAACACATTAGCTATCGGAGCTAAATTAAGAGCTGAGAATGAGGTTAGAAGAGGTATATATGATATAATATCTCAAGCTACAAAGAAGGGGTTTGAGTACGTTAATGGAACAAATATGGCTGTAGAGGAAATAGGATATATACTAAAAGACGGAGAACAGGTGAGACCTGGATATGTGGAAATGAGCTATAATGAAGGTGGTAAAAAGATTAGGTTTGCCATGAAAAATGCTTCTTATGAAAGTTTATTTGCTCATCCTAGAGAAATGGTTCCTGCTGGGGATCAACTTAACATGATAACTGGACCCTTAAAATGGGGTGGTAGTATGCTTAAAACATTTGCTACTGGTGTTGGTGCACCATTTTTCTTTATTGCTAACGTGTTTTATGATTTTGCTCAGCAAGTTATGTTTACAGACACCTATAACGGTAATTGGTACGGATCAACTCTAGCAACAAAATTCGGAATAGCAGCTTCAGATTGGTTATCTGTAATGAAGGATGCAGCAACAAATGGACCACTTAGCCAGGAATATAAGATGCTTGGAGGTTCTTTAGAATTTATGACTAGATACGGATTAATGGATTACTCAACAGATTTATTGGTAAATGAAAAGGAGTTGTCAGAAAGAGTTAAAGAGATAATGTCTAATCCTGAAAACAAACTCAATGAAGATCAGGCTAGAGATCAAGCTATTCGAGAACAAGTGAGTAGAATGTATGGTGATAACGCTCCTTACACAAACCCTAATACAAAAAGTGGATGGGAGATAATTAAAAGAGTTGTGTCATCTATGAACTCAACATCTGAAATGACGGGTAGATTAGCTAATACTCGTAGATGGACTAAAAAATATATACAAGAGTATAAAGATAAAAACGATGGTCAAGAACCTACGGGTGAGGATCTTATACAAATCAAGAAAAGAGCTGTGGCTAATGCGGTTGATTACGCTAACTTTAATAATGGGGGGAAATCTATTAAGTTTTTTGATTCTTTAGGGTTTGCTTACCTTAATGCTGCATCACAAGTTCTTGATAAGAGTGTTAGGTATGTTAGTGAAAATCCAGCTCAATTCGCTTGGGATGCGGCACAATGGGCTGTAACATTTGGAGCTGGTATAATGGCTTACAACTTGCAGTATTTTGATATCTTAGATGAGGACGAAGAAGAAAGATTACAGAATAATTTAAATGATGCGATAGAGAGTGGGGATAATAAATTAGAGAAAAGGATAAGAGAAAAGCTGTACAAAAACAGAAGATACTTTATAAATCATATTAGCGATTATGATATGGAGAATTATCACTGTATAATATTACCTGGTAAAGTTACAGATATAGTGAGTCAAGAGAAAGAAATAGCTTTACAAGATCAATTAAAGATTGCTGAAAGCATGCCTATAGGGGAGGATAGAGATAAAAGAATAGCTGAAATTAAAGAGCAGTTATCTGATAATAGAGTTGTAACTCCTAGATATTTAAAGATACCTAGCGATGCTAGAATAAATGCTTTTAGAGTTGGTGTTGAAGATCTTACGTTTAAGCATATTACTGGATCTAACTACAGGGTTCAATCTGAAGACGCTTTATCATTTACTCCGTGGGGTAGAGGTGATGAGAAAAATTCTTACGGTAGAATATTACAGAAAGCTATACCAGCTGGTGGTGGTAATCCTAGGGATTTAGTAGCTTCAAATCCTCTCCTTAATGTAATATTAAAAACAACTCAAAATTATGACGCTTTTTACAATAGACCTATATGGAAAGATTATAATGAAGGTGCTAATGGGTATACTCAGTATGAAGGTTCTTTTGATAAATATGAAGACAAGTGGCTAAGAGATTTATCTAAGAGACTTGATACAATGGGGTTGTGGGAAGGAGGTTTTCCTATTACAACTACAAAATCAGTTTTAAGTTCTTTATTTACCAATATGGATAGAAACCCAGTTAACGCTATAGTTAACCATAGTTATGTAGCTGCTACTGGAGGTCTTAATGAGTATGAGAAAGAACAATATGGAAATCAAATGAATATGTTTTTAAATGATGTTTTAGGCCCAGTAACAAAAAGGTATGTTGGAGATATTGATCTTCTTAGAAATCAAAAATCTAAATTACAAGCTGAAGCTGATCATATGAGAGAGACAGAAGATAGATTCCAAGCTAACTTAAGGCTTTCTTATCAAGCTGTTATAAACAAGAATGGAATAAGAAAAGATCCTGACACAGGAAATTGGATAGATGCTGACGGTAAGGTTATGAGACTTGAGGATTCAGATGGAGATGGATTATATGATGCTAAAGACTTTTTCTTATCTGAATCAGACAGAGTAATAAATCAAGTGGAGGATGAGCTTAGAGGTAGATTGGGTGAAGATGAGATTATAGATCAAAACTTATGGAACGTGGAAGAACAGAAAAAGCGAATACATAGAATGGTTGTTATGGATTGGAAGTATGGTGAAAACAGTTCTGATATTCAAAGGGCTATTATAGATTTTAAACAAGGTAATAAAATGACAGCAGCCTTTATGATATATCAAATAAGAAAAGAGTCAATGGGTGACTCGCAACAATATAGCTCTTTAATGAAGACTATTAGAGAAGAAAATATAATTTCAGATCCTCAAGTTATGTATATGATGAAACAATTTGCAATAGCTGATGCTGAAAAAATTACAGAGTAATAGATATAATGATTAAAAAATAACTATATTTACAAGATGAAAAAGGACATAAGTAAAATACTTTATATAATAATGATGATAGTGGTATTTGGTATATCCACTGCTTTTAGTCAAGGAGACTTTTTTAAGTATTCCACTTTCTACACTTCAATGACTATGAACACTCCTTTTGTTGAGAGGGGTGACTATGTAGCTGCAGATAAAGGCTATGAGGATGTAACTCAAGTCCATCCATACGATTATAATTTAACTCTCGGCTTGAGAAAAATAGCACGATTTGATTATGAATACAAAGTTAAAACATGGTATTATGGAACTGAAAAAGCTGTTGCAGATAATGTTACTATTGGTAATAGCGTTGGTTGGGAGTATCTACTTAATTATTCATTTATACGTAATCGTGGTGATAAATATACTGAGCAAAATTTCTGGCTTAGATACCTTGGAGATAAATGTGTAACAAAAGTTCAGTATAAGGATAATCAGAGAGTTAATTTAAGATATAACTCATTCGATACAAGATTTAGGATTAATAAGGGAAATTGGGATTTTACTATTGGTGGAGTATTTCGTATGCACCCAGTATATGGTGTCACTCCAATAGAAGATTTCTGGATTCCTGGAGAGTCTACTTTTCAACAGTTAGCAGAGGATTTTGGATATGCTCCAGAACAATGGGTTCAGGGGTTTTATGTTAATCAAAACTGGTACGATGTTAGTGGTGGAGACTCCGTTTTGGTCGCTACCTCGAATGATGAGTTCTTCAACCACTACTTCGGTGATGCAGTGGAAACATATAATGAGAGAGAGTTAGAAAAACTTGGAATGCAGAAAGAATTAAGTGCTGTTATAGGAATAGCATACTATAAATATACCCCTAAAATGTGGATGCACGCTTGGGTTAATTGCATGCCTGTTCACTACGGAATGGATGAGTATTCATTTGAATATGGTAAAGAAGATTGGGATAATATGGAGTGGGATGCTGGTATGGTATTTGGATCTAGAATAACCAAGAACTTGGGAATGTTTGTGGAGGGAACTCATATGCGTTATTGGATGAAACCTGTATATGAAGTAAAGTTTGGTTTTAACTATTTAATATTTTAATTATGAAAAAACTATTATTCTTATTGGTACTATGTTCAGGGTGCTCAATGTTATTTAATCCTGATAATTACAATCCAAACCCCACCCCAAAACCTATCGTTGAGGAGCCAAAAGATTCAATTAGGGTTGATACTATAAGATTAACAAACGGTATTGATCATATTATTATGTTAGATACAGTAAAAATAAAATAGATATGAAAAAACTATTAATAATATTATTTGCTTTCATTAGCTCTTTAACTTACTCTCAGCAATATGATTTTGAAGCTATATGTTTAGCTTGTGCTGAAGCAGAAGGTTTTTATTGTGGTGATGATCCCACAAACTGGACTCAATATTCTCCTAATGGTTGTGTTCAAAACTCTTGGATAAACGATGGATGGGTGGACTGTGTTGATGCTACTGATGAAGGAGAAGATGTTGTTCCAACATCCCCTGATGAATGTGCTCCTCCCCCACCACAATGTGACACTATTTATGTGGATGTTCCAGTAATAGAATATGTATATGAAACTGACACAGTTGAAGTTGAGGTTCCTTTTTACATTTATGAAACAATCATACAGCTAGATACAATAGTCGAGACGGAATATATAACTCAGATTGTTATAGATACTATTATTGAAACACAGCTAGACACAATTTACAACACAGAATATATAACTCAAATAGTAATTGACACTGTGATTCAGGAGGTTGAGGTTTTTGTTCCTGAGTATATATATGTTACAGACACTGTATATGCGGAGGTGCTAGATACTATGTTTATAGATGTCATACAAGAAGTGGAGGTTGTTGTATATGATACTATAGTTGAAACAGAAATTGAATATGTGGAGTTTTTTGTTACAGATACTATTGTTCAGTATGATACTATAGTAAACACAGAATACGTTGAAATATTTGTTATTGATACTGTAGTAGAATATATTGAGGTTGTAGAAATTGAATATATAGACTGTGACACTGGTTTACCTTGCGGATCTGGAATGGAAGAAATATTAGATAAATCTATTAATACTGGATTGTTATACGATCTAAACGGGAAAGCTATAAGAAAAACAGAAGGAATATATATAAAAAATGGTAAAATTAAATATTTAATAAGATGAAAATAAAAAAAGAATACATGGGCGGAGGAGTCAATAGAATGAATAAAAATATGTACGAAAAGGGAGGGTTATCTGAAGCTCAAAAGAAAATGGACAAAAATAATAATAATGAAATAGACTCTGAAGATCTAGCTATGCTTAGAAACGCTGAAGAGGGAATGAAGATGAAGTACGCTTATGGAGGTAAAAATAAAATGATGTATCAAGATGGGGGAATGAATAATATAAGCTCTATGTCATTGGAAGAGCTGCAAAAACTACTACAATCTCTTGAGCAACAACAACAATCTAGTGAAATGAAGGGTCGTATGCCATCACAAAGAGATATAGAAATGAGGGCTAGGAGTGAGGGTCGTATACCTCAAGGAACTCCAATGGAGGTTAGTGGTCAGGTTATGGATACTCCAATAGGTCCAATGCATCATGGACCAACAAGTAGTGAGCTTCATCAACAAGCTGAGCAAGATGCGTCAGATAGAGAACTGCAGGTGCGGATTCATGATATTCGAAAAGCTATAAAAAACTACGAACCAAATAAGGGAACGGGTGGAAATTACCAGAAAGGAGGAAGATTACCTAGATTTATGTAAATGAATATATTTAAAGACGATAATAATTGGAATGAAAAGGCTATAATTGGTTTTGTAGCTTTTATAATAATGTGTATAATAATGATCGCTGACCTAGCAACTGGATGGTATGGTTATGACCTAGTTATAAATGAGTTTGTATATGATTCGTTTGTTTGGGTTGTCCTTGGTTGTTTTGGTATCAGTGGCGTAGAAAAATTTGCTAAGAAATGAGTTTGTATGCTAACATAAATAAGAGAAAAAAAGCTGGAACCAGTAGGTCTAAAAAAGACTCTACTATAAGTGATAAGGCTTATTCTGATATGAAAAAGGGTTTTCCTAAAGGGAGAATGGGAATGAAGATTAATAAGTATAATAAAGGTGGTAAGATGGAGGGGTTGACAGATCGTCAAATGGAAACATTGGAAAAACATAAGGAACATCATACCAAAAAACATATGGATTTAATGATAAAACTTATGAAAGAAGGTAAAACATTTACTGAGGCTCATAAAGTAGCTATGGATAAGGTGGGAAAATAATATGGCCAAGTTAAATAAAAGAAAGAAGACAGCAGCTTGGACCAGAAAAGAAGGGAAAAATCCTAGTGGAGGATTAAATAAAAAGGGTAGAGACTCTTATAAAAGAGAAAACCCTGGCAGTAAATTAAAAGCTCCTGTTACAGGGAAGGTTAAAAAGGGTAGTAAAGCTGCCAAGAGACGTAAGTCTTTTTGTGCTAGAATGGGTGGAATGAAGGGGCCTATGAAAGACAGTAAAGGTAGACCAACAAGGAAAGCTTTAGCACTTAGAAAATGGAAATGTAGAGTTAATAAAAAAAAGAAATAATCATGAAAGAAATATCAGAAGATTCAAAATTTCAAGTAAGCCTAAAAACATTAGGTGGAATATCTATGTTAATAGCTACATTAGTTGGTATGTGGTTTACGCTACAAGCTGATATAGATGAAGCCAAATTACTTCCTGAGCCTCCTAAACCAGAGGTTACTCAAATGGAGTTCAAAATGAAAGATGAATATATAAGAGCTTCAATTCTAAAAACAGAAGAGGATGTTAAGGAAATAAAAGATGACATTAAATATCTTAGAGATAAGATGGATAACATGAAGTAATATGAAATATTTAGACTTAAAATTATTAGTAGTATTTATATTAATCCTTATCATAGGATCTAAAGCTACGGGACAAGAGTTTATTAATCAAGATAATTTTAACCAGAAAATAGCTAAAGATATAGTGGCTGTAGAATTTTGGGTTGAATGGAACTCTTCTAATGAATTTGTTGATCTTTCAAATTTAAATGACTGCTCAAAGTATAGGATTGACATAGCTGAATATCCTGATCTTCAAGCTAAATACGAAGTAACTTGTATACCTACTGTTATTATATTTGAGAGTGGAGAGGAGAAAGAAAGATTTAAAGCTAATATAATGTTTGAACTTGAAGCTGATAAAAAAGAAGTGCAAAAAAGCATTGATCAAATCATGATCGCAAAATTCAATTAATATGTATACTTATAAAGCAAAATTAGACAGAGTAGTCGATGGAGACACTATAGATGTTAATATAGATCTAGGATTTGATATTAGCGTTCATAAAAGAGTTAGGTTAGCAGATATAGATACTCCAGAATCTAGGACTAGAGATTTAGAAGAAAAGAAAAGAGGGTTAGCCGCTAAATACAGGTTGACTGAAATTCTTGATAAAGGAAGCTTGGTTGTAGAAAGTAAAGAGGTTGGAAAATATGGTAGGGTTTTAGGTGTTTTAACTGTTTACCCTGACAATATGGATTTACCAATTAATGTTAATGAAACATTAGTTAGTGAAGGACATGCAGTTGAATACAACGGTGGAAAGAGAAATAAAAAAAAGGTGGAAGAAGACTCATCTGATTTAAATGAGGACGTTCCCTTTGGAGATTAATAATAATTAAAAACAAAAAATATATGATTAATTGGATTAATTCCTGGACATCAGGAAATAAAAAAGATAGGTATGAATTAACATTCAGAATAAGTACACTTACTATTTTTGAATTAATGTTTTGCCCTTGCTTGGTTTGTGAAAACAAAAAGGGAAGTTGTAAAAGATTTAGATTTATGATTTTTAATTTTGGGTTTGAGCTTTGATATCACAAGTAAATAAAAATAAAACACAAAAAGGAACTGAACTAAAGAAGGTTCCATCAATAAAAAGATCTAAGGGTCTTCAAGGTGCTATAGATTGGGTGGTTGAAAATGATGCTACGGAAGAAAAGGATAAATTAAGACACTTAATGGAGGCTACAGCCTTCTTAGAAAATTCTTTTGGTGCAAATGAAAAAGCTTACAATAGAGACTACACTAACTCGCACTGGTCTATAGATGATGGTTTTTTAAACGATCTTGTAACTAAGAAAGATAGTAAGTATGATAAAGTTTACAATGATTATTTTGCTAAGTATGATGCTATTGATGCAGATAGAGGTAATTTAAAAGATATGTTAAATGCTAATGATGAAATAGCCTCAGCGTTATCAGCTAGAATAAAGTATGCTATCTCACCAGATCCTCTTCCTGATACTGATGTTGACTCTGTTGTTGATTATTGGTATAAACATTATAATGCTAATAAGGATTTTACAAAGGATGATATTGATAGAAAGAAAGATGAATACAGAAAGTTTTTAGAATCTAAAAGCGAATCATCTACTGAAGAAGAACAAGAGTTTAGAGACACAAAGACAAAAGAAAATACTGGACATTATTATCCGATGGGATTTACGGGTGGTAAAAGTAACTCTGTAGAGGAATTATTTAATAATTAGATAATGTTTTTGTTTTACAGATAAAAAATGATTATATTTGATAAAAATTAGTTAACAATTTAAAATAAAAATAAATGGCAACAACAACTGCACAAATTACGTTATCTTCTAGTGATCTATTAACAGATTCTTTGAGTTTAACTACGACAGCTACTTTGTATGATGCTGGAACAACAACAGGTGTTACTCAGACTAGCGGTTTATCTAGAAAAACAACCACTGCTACAGATGTGGTAACTTTGTTTAATGCTGCTCCACACACTGAGTATGGTGCTAATGGAGCTCATAAAGTTTACGTCAAAAACTGTTCTTCAACTAGATCGGAGTTTATTACAGTTACTATTAATACTGAGGAAGTAGGTAGATTATATGCTGGAGACTGGATGTTTATGCCTTGGGGTGCTCATGATACAGATAATGATATCAAAGTTACACCAAGCGTAGCAACAAGTATGACTTTTGAGTACATGTTATTCATAGGGTAAATGGAACTTGAGGTAGTAAGGTTTTCTAGTGAGTCTGATTCTACGAATGGGATTCTATTTGACTCTAGCAATAAACTAGATGGTAGAAAATTCTTATGTTACACTCTAGAAGATGAACAGAGAGACAAGAAGGTTAAAGGGGAAACTCGTATACCAGCGGGATCTTATAAAATTAAGGTTCGGAAAGTTGGTGGATTCCATGCAAGATATTCTAAAAAGTTTGGTAAAATGCATCGTGGCATGCTTCATGTCACCAATGTTCCTGGTTTTGATTATATACTCATTCATTGTGGTAATACTGATGAGCACACGTCTGGGTGTCTACTTGTTGGGGACTCGCAGGAAAACAACCAAATCAAGAAGGACGGTTTTATAGGTAAATCTACTCAATCTTATAAGAGGGTATATGATTATATAATGAAGGCTATTGAGTGTGATGATAGTGTTACAATAACATATATAGATTTTGATTCACCATCCACACCTATTAGTTGTTAATAATTTTTTACAACAAACCTTTAAAAACCTAATAAATATTTGTATATTGGATTTATGTTAACATTCGTGTTTACATAGTTTTAGTTTTAAGTTTCGATAAGCCCATCTCCCAGATGGGTTTATTGTTTTATAACTTAAACTTTATCCTCTTCTTTAGGAGACGGAGTGAATACTCCCTCATCAATATTAATAGTTCCAGAACCATATTTTTTATTCATCTTATCCATCATCTTTTTCCCTTTTGTCTGATTGCCTTTAAATTTAGCTACCATATCCTCTTCCATTTTTTCAAGCTCTTTCATTTGAGCTCCCACTAAGATCATGTCCGTTTTAAGTTTACCAAAATCTACTGTTAGTTGATTTTTTTCACTAGCAATTTCTTTTATTTCATTGATTTCTTTTTCTTCTAAATTTTTTGTTTCCATTTTATTTACTTTTATTATTGTTTTTATTACTTTTTATTTTCTCGATTGATCTACCAGCGAAGTACGCTGAGTATACTACAAGTAGGAGCTGGGTGTAAATTGGACCGTACATTGGATTCATTTTAAACTCCCCTACATTACCGTCAAAGAATGACATAACTACCAGCATAATAGTTAAAAAAGCTAGAGTTAGAGGCCTAATATTAGCTGGTAACCATCCCGCTTTAGCGTCAGCCTCCCATCTTCTAGTAACTTGCTCTTGAGCGTTCATCTGAGACTTAGCTATAAGCTCTTTCATCCTCAATTTTAAGGACATCTTTTCCTCTTCTGTTGTTACACACTCATCTATTATAGTTGATGCGTTTCCTATTAAACTTTTAAATATGTCTCCTAGTATCATTACGCCTTTCTTTTCTTGTATATTTTTTTTTCAGTTTCTCTACAACTTCCATAATTTGTTTTTGAGTCCCTGGCATGTAAAGATCGTAACTTTTTTTCTGTTTTGCAAGCGTGTTCTTAAATAATTTCCACCTAAGATTGAACGCTTCTGTTCTAAGACCTTTACATTCTATGATCCATCCTTGCTCAAGATTAGTAAAGTCAGGAAGGTATGTAGCTTGTGATATATTTTCAGAAGATTTTAAAAATACATTCTTCCCCTTCCTCTTCTTCTTCTCAATACATTCACCCTTATATATAAACTTATCTATAAGAACAAATCTATCTTCTTCATATTTAAAAGGTATGCCCGCCACCTTAAGGCATTGATATGTAAACTTCTCTAGCTTAGATTTAAATTTAACACCATTAAATGTGGTGGCTGTGGCATTCCTTACTTTTTTATTGTATTTCCTTTTTCTTTTCATTATTCCTCCATTATATAATTGCCGTCTTTTGATGACTCAGCGTTATCATTATCTATAGGTATCTTAATCATATTCCTAAACTCTATTAATTTCTTATATTCAAATGCGTTATATTTGTCTTCATAAAAATAATATATACCATTTATTTCTGGCCCAACACACACCTTAGTTCCGTTTGTTAAAATATATGTGTAGTGGGTGTCAAAAAAATCTATACTTTTCCAAGCGTGATAAAACCCTAAACCACCTGGGGGATATATCCTTATACCGTCACTTGTTATGTCTAGATATTGAGATGTTTCCATTTTGGTAGTATTATATGCTGTATAATTATCTACATCAGATCTGTAAACATCTTCAGAGTAATATAACCCACTCTCAATTTGTGCGAATACCTGACCCGTCAGCATAAACGCAATAAAAATCATTTTCTTCATAATTAATAATTTTAGTTAATATATATCGTTACTTAAACCCAACTCTAGAGATTCTAATATTTCCTCTAAAGTTATTTCAACTTCTTTTTTAGTTTTTTTACCTATGTCAAACATTATTTTATCCATAGATCTTTCGCAATTCATTAGGTCTTTTATATTGTTCTCGGTAAAGCACCTATCTATTATAATTTCATTTTTATTTTTACTAACCAATCTTCTTCCAATTTTATTATAGTTAACATTCTGATAATAACATTTTAGTTTAAGTGAATATATTATTTTCCTCATTTTACTCAAAATCCTTTCTATCTACCCACTCCTGCTCTGGTGAATATGTAGTTTTTTCCCTCCATAAACTGTGTGTTTGGCTAACACCATCTAAAGGACAGCTCATTTGGTGATCCAAATATCTACCAGATCTTCTATCATACTTAAGAGACTCTTCTCCTGGAACCCCTACAAGCTTTTGAAACTTAACCTTTTGAACACTAAAAGCAACAGATGTGTTGTTAATATCCATTGAGTTGTCTCTATGTATACATATAACATTATCAGCTTTATTAAACCAGTTTTGACTACCACTTATATCATATGCTGTAGGTTTTTTATATCCACCATTGTCATCTCTGTCCATTTTTCTAGGGTGTGCTATAATAATAAACTTAAGATCATTAACCTGTTCAAATCTTCGTATATGAGTCAAGCATTCTCCTATGTATGTTGTTTCATCTTTACCTTGAAACTTATGATCTAATTGATTAAATGGATCTAACAGACAACCTTTTATACCGTGTCTCAATACTAAATGTTTAAACTTGGATAGTATATTATCGAGACTAAAATCATCTTCAGGATATATAGCGTAGAAATGATTATGTAAAAAGTCTATGGCTTTCTCATACTCATATATTGTCATTCTATCATTAACATCTACATCTGATGTGTTACCTATATACATTTCAGCTAGAGTGTCGAACAGGTCTCCCACAGGGTAGTTTTCTGGGGAAAATATTCCCCACTTCCACCCGTATAAAACAGAGGCGTTTAACATTATCTGTAAAGCCATCATAGTTTTACCTGAGCCTGGAATACCTGTCCACACATCTAGTTCTGAAGTTCTGAGGGTATAGTGATTGTCTAATACTTGATATCCTGTAGTTAATCCTTTCTTTTTACCATTATTAAAAACATCTATCATGTAATCTTGCTCAGATTTAACAGTAAAAATACCGTCCACAGGATATGGTTCAGCGTCTTTTATTATTTTTTCTAATGCTAACACACCCTCATCAACCAGCATTTGATTAGCGTCTTTTATTTCTTCTGGAAACTTAACTATATAACATCTCTCTCTACCTATTCTTCTACTAAGTTCCTCTAATAAAACCCTACCATTAGTGTCATTATCTGAACATATATATATCTTTTCCATTTCTTCAAAATATTCCCAGCAGTTGTCTAGATATGAGAATTTATTGTCATAGTTTTTAGTCCCAGGATTAGGTGCTCCATCAGGAACTGACACACAATTATCTATACCTATTTCATTTAGAGATAGCTTATCCATTTCTCCCTCTACTATATATACTTCTTTATGATCCTTTATATCGTCAAGTCCATAGAATATTTTTTCAGCATCTTTAAATTGTTTAAAGTTTTTCTCCCCATCTCTATACTTAATATTGATCAACTCCCCATCTCTGAAGTAGTTAAAGCAAATAGTATTTCTATTTTCAGATACTTGAGGCATATATTCTTTTGTTTGACTGATTTTATTTTTTATTAAAACTCTCTGAGATATCCCTCTAGACTTGAACCAGTCCACCATTTCATCTGACAGATCAGTTGAGTTACTCATTTCGGGTCTAGAATATTCTATATTCTTTTCCTTTTTATAAGTTTTATATTGATTAATAATACCACTATCTGAGCAGTGGTGACACATATATGCTCCAGTCTCTCCATTTATAGCTAGACATTTTTCTTTAGATTTTTTACGATCTGTTGAACAATTATAACATATGTGTCTTACCTCGCTTGATGTATCATTAATTCGTATTCTATCATTATTTAGGCTCATTTAAATAAATCGTTTACATTAAATTCTTGTTTCTTTTTCTCTTCTTCTTTCACTTTCTCATCCTTCCAATACTCTCCATTCAACCAAGTGAGTGGGTGTTTTCTAAACTTTGGATCAGGAGTCTCTTTTATATAGGGTGGTACAGCATCTATAATTATTTGCATTGTCTTAATATTATATTTAATAAACTTATCTTGACACTTATGCATACCAGTCTTTTTATTGTAAAGAGTCCAAAATACTTTAAACATAGCTAGTTTTATTTCTTTATCCTCGTTTGTCTCTTTAGGAGATGAT